TAAGACAATAACCGCCATCGCTGAACGTAAACCGGTTGCCGGCATTGTCCGTCCAGCACCATAAGGGAGGATTTGTAGTGGCTACCTTGGAAAGGAATGAACTTCCTCCCATTGTAACGATACTCATTTTGGGAACAACCAAGCCGGAATACCACGGACCGCTATTGGTCACGCTCACACCGTCCTTTCCCGGTGCTCCCGGTGTTCCCGTATCACCTTTAGACGCAATTTCCAGCCAGTCGCCATTAGATCCCGGTACAGAGGACGAACCATCCTCATTGATACACGCCCACATGCTTCCGTTATAAGACAAGCTGTCGTAGTAATCGTAATGTACGCCAGGTATATAGCCTTCCTCACGGAAATTCAAAGTCTGCACAGGTGTTCCATCCGGCTTTATCTGCTTGATGATACCTGTCATATATATATTATTCAGATACATGGAATAACCGTCCATGTTCAGTCCGAATATATTCAGATTGGAAAGGTCGCCATATTGTAGGGCAACATTGGCGGCGGAGATCTCCCATGTATTCTGTTTCCACAACATACGGGTGTAAGTCCTTGTTTCGTAGACTGAGGTCTGGCGCTCCGTATTAGTGAAACTGCCGTATGCCACGAAAGTCATCATCTCAAAAGGATCGAAAGAAGAAGACCACGATGAAGAAGTGGGGCGCAACTGGTACTTGAATGTTTCGTTTCTTTCACCTGTAACTTCCGTAACCGTGAAATAGACTGTACAGAATCCGGCAAAACGTCTGTTGCCCTTTCCATCGTCGTAATCCTCCGTAGCGTTCCCGGTGATGTTATGATAGATACCCATACAGATATCTCCTACTGCGACAGCACCAATCTCACCATCTTCCAGCTTAAGTGTACATGTCTTGGTCCCTGTATCTACCGTTTCTATAATGCCGGCTCCGGGCGCACGCCACTTGTCGCCCAGCGTGACCATCACACGATTGTATCTTAATTCGGGAACTTCGAGAAACCGGCGGATAAACATGCTCTCAAACTCCCCATGCCCTGTATCGAATATCTTGGCTCCGAATCCGGTTAAGCCGCTTGCAAAACCATTCTTTCCGAAAACAGCACCGGCAAACATACTGAGAAGAAATTTAGTGGAATCCGCCACGTCCTTCCGCAAGAATATCTCTTTCAGCTTCTCCGCACTGTTCTCTATCTCAGTCATTACACGCAACGCGCTCATCACATCTTCATCGGTGTAGGTGATATCTTCGTCACCCTGCTTTACGATGCGGTTTATCAGGTTTCCTGCTATCTTAAGCCCCTTAAGGTAATTAATGATCCCTTGCGCATCATCATCGTTCAATGCGGATAAGAACCAGTTTTGTACAGGTGTGTCCTCATCCAGCGTATATGCGGAATTGGCATGATCGGCATGGGTGACATCACCGCCGCCACCACTGCCGCCACCGCCGTTCTGCTTTATCTCTTCAACCTCAATGGAGATCTTGCTAAAGTTGCTGTTGATGCGGTCTGCCGTTTCGCTCCAAGTTCCTGTTTTGTTTATTGTATTAAGCTCCATATATTCTGTTCTACTTTTACCATTCCGCATCCGGATGTACTTCTACGGACAGATGGTTCATTATTCTGATGATTAATTCTCGTATCATAAATATATGTTTTGAGTGTTACTGATAACTTTCCGGGTTACTCTATTACATCGAAGCAATTCCCTCAACCGATATGGTCACATTCTCCATTATATTCTTCACTGTATAAATATCAAGTCCGGGAGCTGATAAAGTGCTGTCTTTGGCAACAGAGCTTCCATTAGCCTTTACGCTAGCCGAGTTACCATCGTATCCCTCCTGTATGGTCAGCTTTACACTAAACTCCCCACCTTCAGAAACGGGAGACACGCTGTTATTATATGCTTCAAGCTGATAGCCGTTTCCCTGCTGCATTGTAACAGTATATGTACGTGTGGAAGCCGCCATAGCCTCAATGTCTGCGACAGGAGTCATTTCCATCATTCGGGCAATTATTTCACGGGCGATCCTTTCATAGTAAGGTATGCCTCCGTGTGTCGGGTCAATGATGGTATTATCAGTATAATGGCTGTAAAACCAAGTCTTGTTCATATCATTGATACCGGTCTGCAATTTGGATTCAACGTATTTGATCCCCCACAGATTCAGAACCTTGATCATGTCAGCGGAAATATTGTTTACCGCGGTAGAAGTTTCACACACGTGAGGAGGTAAGACAAACAGGATATTGATGTTACGTGCGACAGGCACCTGATTAATTCCGGTGTAATTCACCTCATCATAGTATCCTTTCACTTTCATATATCTGTAGTATAATTTGGACAAGAGCACATTGATCGCTCCGCAAAGTGTGTTTGTATCATGGTTTGACATGGAGATATCTCCCAATGTGTAGCCGCCTCTGTCGTTGGTTCCTCCTGCGACATTTATCAATACTGCATCTTCTGCGAGAGCATTGATACGGATATCCTGCCAGAAAGCATTACCATTTGAGCCGCTGATACGCGTTCCTCCGATTCCGTGCCATTGTGACATCGTACCTAACATCCGGTCTATAAAAAACTGGTATCCGGGATTCTGAGAGATGCTGTCCCCCAATGTATCAGTAATCTTGCCGGTCCACCATGTTCTGATATCCCAGTTACGGACTATCCGGTAAAGATACAGATAGTCAGTCGGCACAGTCTGTTTCACATGACTGATATACGGTGTCCTGTCTCCACCTCCGCCCAGTTTTACCATCAAATCACCTGTCTTGTTATTAATGTGGAACTCAAACCGTATCTTAGAGGTTCCTTTACGGGCTGCGAACATAAGATAAGGGGAACTACCACCTTGTGTGTTCAGTTCCCGTTTCGGAATATATGTACCATCATCTGTATAACAATATATATGTCCTGATGTAACACCCTGAACGGAAATGACTCCTTCTGATGGACAGTCTATAAAATCCGTGATACGGTATGAGGGATTGGATACAACCGCACCGGTTGACGCGTCAAGATACGCATTGGTCAGATTGCCGTTAAACAGATTGTATGTTTTTGTTTCAGCGAGTGACAGGCTCTCACCCATCTTCTCCCACTGTGCATTCTTTCTGCCATAAATACGGTCATCCACTGGCGCTTCTTCCACCGCATTGATTTCTTTCAGCCGATCGGGATTTTTAATCCAATACTCCGCAGAATTGGAAGGGGAGTCGTTGGTCACAACCAAAGAGGACACATTACTGGTTATAATCATGTTGACCTCTTCCATGTTTGCTATATCCACATAATCCGCAATCTGGAAATAGGATGCCGGAAGTCCCATGCCCGTCTGCGTCTTGAACGAACCGGTGGTTATTATAGCACCCTTATAATCCAGAATAAAAAATGTCACGCTATAATATTGGTTTGCCCAAATTTTATCGGTATTCTTTACCTTAAATATCGGATAAATGGCCCATCCATCAGAATTCTGCATATAGCCGGTAGCGCCTTTTATAAACCGCACATTCAGTAGTGCGTTTTCCATATCAAGCATGGAATTTCCTCTCACTCTATAATCACTCAGAACATTGACCGGAAGATCGTACTCCTTGTTCCAGTAATTGACAAGGTTCTCAAGAAATATTTTACCACCATTCTTGGCAAAACACATTGAAACCTTGTTATACACGAGTTTGGTATTCAGAGTGAATGAGTACGTTCCAATTCCTGTATTATAACTGAAGCCTCCTGTATCATCATCTATATATGCCAACGCCGTAGGGGTGTTACCCGTATTCTTCAAAATATCCTTGAATAGAATAAACGCCGGACTGTCCTCCCTACTGACCTCAATACAAAGATAATCACTGTCATTTACATATTCTTTTGTTCCGGCAATAATCTTGACGTTATCTCTTATCACAATCTTGTCGTACAACGTTGTGGAATTATCAACAAGTTTCATCACATAATTAGAAAGGGAGTCATTTGGAGCTAATTCAGCTAGTTCCATAGCCAGACTCTTTCGTGTATTGGAGTTGACCACCGCATCATAGATGGTAGCCGGGAATATGGTTTGTCCACCCTTGGTCAGTTTATGCATTTTTACCATAATATCTCCTGTTATTAGCCTAAGTTCCGGGGGAACTTAAGCTATTATTATTTTATGTAACTATTTATTTAACTATTAAATCATTATTTCTCTTCCGGTGGCAGAGGAGGTACAAAATCACTCAGCACATCATCATACTCCCTCTCTGACAGAGGGACGCTCTGCACCGCATTGTATGCGGCATAATCCGGATAGGACATGATCTCCGCCGTGCTCTCATCCGTCTTTCCGGCAACGAGGATAACACCTGTATTCTCCACCGATACAAGATTGCAGATGCCATCGGCAAAATCAGCATCGGAAAGATAGTATTCGCGTTTGACCGACAGAGCACCGGGACGTAGTCCATGCCTGTCAAAAATGACCAACAGACCACCATCATCAAGCCTGCGGCAGTTCTTGTACCCGTGCCCGTCAAACTCCGCAACGACACACCCCGACAGGACTGTGCGGTAAGTAAATCGGAAGGGAGTATTTATATCTCCATTCAGGCTCTTCTCTATGATTTTAAAATCGGACTGATAATTAATTCTTATCATAACTCTTATAATATTGATGTTACATCGTTTATCTCCTCGGCTGTCAGGTATCCGTTCAAGTCAACACTTCCGCCACCTCCTGTCGTGCCTGTAGGACTCCATTTCCCCTTTATCTTGCATTCATATATAGGGCCCGGTATGGTATCCCCCACAATAGCCCAGTCACCCACAACAGGAGATGGAACAGCCTCTTCCAGCAATTTAAGACTAGAGAACAAGCCTTTGTTGCGGATGCCGTTCTGCTTGACCTTCTCCACTTCGGCGGACGTCTTGCTAAAGTTGTTGTTAAGACGGTCTGCCGCTTCGCTCCAAGTTCCCGTTTTGTTAATACTATTCAGTTCCATATCACTTCTTTACTTTTAAAGTCCCGTTTGTCACGACTCCTTCTACTGTCTCATATTCCACATATACCTGACCTGACGAAACATCATCTTTCCCCGGCCAATTACTGCAATCAATATTGGCCACATGCTTATACACATTCACCCCGTTGTATATCGGTTTCATCCCGACCAGCAGCATTTCGCCGTTGGAACCATAAAAGGATACGTTATTGGGATTAAGAATAATATCCGTATTTTCTACATAATTCTGTATTCTGATACGTTCCGGATATACAGTCGTTTCTTGTATCAATTGGTCTCCTACATATTTCCGTAGAATCAAATCACCATACTCCCATCCGTCTGATGATGTGTCGAACCTTAATATCAAGGTGGCATGTCCTTCAGTCGTGTACATTTCAAGAGTGTTTTTATCCGGATCAATGACAATGCGTTTCCCGTCAACAGATGTTTCTACTTTTCCGCGGAAAAATCCGCCCAAGGCTTCAACCACACCTCTGAACTTACCACCCAAGGCATAAATATAGCCACGAAGGAACGTATCGCCACCATGAGTGGCAACAAAGTTCGCCATATTCGCCCATTCCGTATCTGTGGGCTGGTAATCGGGGTCATTACGAAACTTCATTACGGTTAATATAGCCTGTTGAAGCGTGCCACCTGCCCAAAATGCCACATCATCATCATCATTGTATATGCCGCTAACTCCGGCTGTGACCTTCTGCATCTTACCATCCTTGTAGTTGCCTAGTTGGATCATATTGGCAAGAATCAGACCACCAAGAATATCCACAGAACCATCCTTGATCGCGCTGGCGATATAATTGATTGACTGAAAACCGGCTGTTGCCTTGTCGTTATCCAAAATGGACGGTTTCCAGTCTGTAGCGATGGTCCCTCTTTCTAACTGAAGGTCACAAACGGTTGCGGTACCACTGATGAGAAATATACCACTGCCATTGAAGGTAATCTTATGGGTATATCTTTGATAAGAGGATGTGAGAGGCTGAGTTGTGCTGAAATCACCGCACGAAACAGACACAGACGTACCTTTTGCTTTATAACTGATAACATAACTTTCCCCTTTGATTAATGATACGGACTGGGACAAACTACCGATTGCAGCAGAGTACCCGGAGCCGGCATCACTGTCCGCAGATACGGTAGCCACTCCCGTCCAATATTCCAGTTGCTTGCTAAAAAGTTCGGTATCCGCCGATAGCTCGGTAGCGGCAGACAGGTCCTCTGTCTCATAATCTCCGGTAAACCCGGAATTGCGCAACAGATTGACACTTCCGACAGCCGCATTGTCTATCGCATCCTTGGCCTCTTGGGCAAGATCTGCGGCCGCCTGTATCTCATCCGGCAAGCCTTCCATGTTACGCCATCCGGTGGAACCCTGCTCGATATGAAACATACCCTTGATATCCACACCTTTATCCTGAGTGTATTCCATGTAAGTGGTCCGGTCCTTGTCGCCAATGTACGTATCTCCGTACACCTTCATCCGGGCCTTGCCGGTAGATTTGTCAAAATCAAAAGAAATGACATCTTTCCCGGTCAAGGTAAAATCATTAATACCCTGATACATGATGATGGACGGAGAAACTTCGTTCACCGAAGAGAGAATTATCGCCGCCTGTCGGGTGATATCGGTCTTATGGCCTAATCCCACGAGATCATCACCTGCCACCGGAACATCGTTCTCGACATTAGGATCACATACGGTCTTGGACAAGTCTATATAGTTCTCACCTACTGCTGTGACCAACCGCCAATAATAGCGGTTGCCGACATGATGAGAAACGCCTGTCTTGATATTGCACTCCTGAGCTATGGCAAGAGATCCCGGAGTAAACTGGTTCTCTATCTCAATTCCGTCTTCCTCTTCCTTGAAATAACAACGGTAGACATCATCCAACTCATCCACACGGTTGCATTTCATGCCTGCATGGGAAATCACCTGCTCGCCACCTACATACGTCTTCTTCTTTACTTCAAGCTCGTCAAAAACGGCTTTGACCTTGACATACAGATAATCAACAACAGCCTGTGACATACCGTTCTCAAGTACAGTAATTCCACTACCGTTCTTACCAATCAAAAGACCTTTCAAAAAAGTGATCAGCTCATTAGCTGTGTCGTTATTTATCTTTGAGATAAAATAACGGGATATTCTGCCAAGAATATCTGACACGTTGAGAGAGACACCCATCCTCTCACCTATGATATCCCCGGCTATCTCTGTAATCGTACTTCTCAAAGCGGAAACATTGGCGGACAACTTATCTGTTAGCTCCACGGATATATCATACAGGCAATTTTTATCCGCCTTACAAGTAAATGAGTTCACATACATGAAGTATTCCTTATCATTATACTTTATGTATATACGCGAGTTCTCATTCAACAGACCAGCTAACATACTGTTTTCTGCAAGGAAGACACGTGAGAAACTTACGGAAAAAGAGAACTTCTCATCGTTGTTTTCAGACATATACTTTATCAACGCCTCATCTAATCTCTTCTCGGCGGCAAGCACAAGAGATTTCGGCATTTTAATACCTGTAATCACAAACTTATCCCCAACAGAAGGTTTATAGTTATTTGTGGCATTAGGCATAACAACCCCGAAAGTAGTATTGTCCTTTTTTACCGCAATCCAAACCTCATTTGTAGAAGTGTTTTGTTGGCTTTCTATATATTGGGATGTTTGTGAAGTAACCTTCTGTTCAAAATCTCCTGCTGGTAAGTTCCCGGAAGAATCCACCAATACAGGATTGAATGCCCTTCCCGGCTCATTGTCCTTATAGGTAACTCCTATTTCAAACTCGCAAGCAGCACAATTACCCGTAGTCATATTGATTACAGCCGTACCACCTTCCAAACCTTGTTCGAACAGGTTAAAACCGTAATCCCCATTATATATATGTAATTTTATGTAGAAATAAGAATGTACATACTCATCCGTGCCATTGAATATATTATTCCCTTCTCCTGTTCCGAGTTCGTCACTATCGTTATCATCAAAAGCAATATCCGCAATCTCACCAAATAACTGTCCCGAAGCGTTTGTTACATTTTCTATGGTAGGCTTTATATCGCTAAAATCTACCTTTATCTCTTTTACTTTCTTAGAAGAATATGTATTTTTGAAAAAATAGTAATCATTTGTACCGGGGATTTTATACGTATCGTTAAGTGCATTGTAGAATCTTTCCGCTCCATTTGTTTGTCTATAAATGGAAGGCATAAGGTTTTGCGTGCGTTCTATAGTACCTTTTTCATCATCATTCGGATAGTAGAAAGGTATGTTGTCAGAGCTACCAACACCAGTAACGCGATTGACGGTCTTATAATTGGCGTTTGTCTTTTTTATTGATACAAGCCCTTTCTTGTACTCGAAAGGAGTAGAAATTACATTCTCTGTATATCCTATGTGACAAACCTTACCTACAAAGTAATAAGGAAGTTCGTATATGGTATATATGGACTGTAACGCTTCTGCAAGGTATACGCTGTCAAGAGAAACAAGTTTGCTTTCAGAAGTAATATCTTCATCAATCACTATCGAATATCCGATACCCGATTTTGCCATTGAAGCGTTAAGGCGACCAACAAACTCGTTTATATCCCCCATGAACTTGACGGAAGTGGAATTGGAGTGATATGTGTCTTCCCCGGCTGTCACCACGTCCATGAAATATACGTTTTCCAGCACGATACGTGCTGAAACGAATTGAAGCTCATGCTTGTACATGATACTCTTGTTGTCCTTTGAGGATGTAGGCACTTGGTCAATATAATATTTTTCCCCCCTAAACTCAACAAACTCTTCTCCTGTCCATAGTTCGTCTAAGCATGAAGGATAGTTCAGTGTAGCGGTCAGTGTGGGAGTTCCTGCCATACGTTGTGCCGTATAGGTGTACTCACCTAATTTTGCAGGCATATCAGCATTCGGAAATTTTACTTTACTTCCTTGCGTATCAAGTTTTAATATGTACAGACTTTCCTTTTCCATTTATTCTTTTACCACATCAATTTGTTCCGTAACTCCTTTGTCCTTTTTTTGCTGTTTCTCCAACAGCTTTTGAGCCTCTTCCTTCTCCTTTGCTATACGTTGTTCTTCATCGGGAACGGATTCGGTGTTTTTCTCAATGGCTGTTTTTGTGGAAAGAATGCCGGCTTGCTTCATTGAGATAAGTATGTTATTATACTCCGTTGCGCTGAACGGTTGCCATATTTTGAACTTACAGCTAACACGAAGTTTTTTAAACTCGGTGACGGCATTAAGATTTTCACCTTTGTTTACAAGCTCTTTGGCAAGCCCTTCCTGGAACAGACGCATCATCTTGTCGGCGAAATTCTGCCACTCGATAACACCCTGTTGGGCGTTCTTCAAGTCCAAGTCACGGGTAAGCGTGATAGCCAGTGCGCTTATGTCACCGCTCGACTTGACATCCTTCGGTAAAAGGAAAGTGCAGGAAGTGTTGATCTGTATCTTCTCGAACAGGTCTTGCAGACTGTCAAGCATTCCTTGCGGACTGGGGGGTGCTTTAAACTCTGCACTTCCGTTCCCGTCCATTGACTTGTCCTGCAAAATGATACTTCCGGCAAGTTTCTTGGTTGTCTCGGATATATTTCCTTTGATATACAGTATTCCCCAGCCATGCCTTTTCTGAATGACAAAGAAGATGTTATAGATAATCTCGTAAATCTCAATAAGGCTTTGACCGTTGTTCCACGCCACATCACCACGTTTGGTGCACAATGGTATCTCGCTGAAACCGTGCTCAATCGGAGTTTCCCTTACAAAACCGTCCTCTGCGGCTTCTTCACCGTCTCTTGGCGTGTGCATACGGTACATGTAGGTATCATCGTAGCTGTCAATATATTCCACACCGTTTTCATCGGCATAGTAGACGCTTTCAAGAAGCCTGTCGCCGTTGTTGTCATTGTGCGATATGATAACGTAACCATCCTCATAGCTTATCAGACGGCATTTGATACGTCCCTTATAGTCATAATAGAACAGAAGTCCGGCATCGCCTGTGGCAAGCTGCGAACGGACTGCCTTTGTACGCCATCCATCCATATTCCTGTCTACCCAATACTCCTTGATTGTGGAATAGTTGGCTTTATCTTTCTCGGAAGGAGTGCCACCTCTCAAAGACAATGTACAGGGATTTCCGCAAAGGTAGATTACGTGGCTCGCCAGTATCTGTTCTTGGAAAGCTAATGCCGTGCGCTGGAACTTGATTTCCTGATATCCCCCATCTTCTAACTTGACGCAAATGCTCGGCAAGTTTTGATCAAATAATACCTCATGGCTCATCGGGTCAAGCTCTTTCAGAAACTTTTCCTGCGAAACGATATTCTTTTTTACATTCGGAAGCCTTGCCGTGCGTGTTTCGGTAATGGTTGCGGACTGACTGTCGGAATAGTCGTTTGTAGAGCAAGTGTCACTTCCTCTGAAAAACGGTTTCTTCTGCAACAAGGCATTTACGTTCCGCAATAGATATGTTTTTTTCTCTTCCCGTGTCATTTTTCCGCATCAATTAGGTTGTAATACTTCATACAGGCTTCCTTGCTCGGCATTGCAGAACACTCTCTCGAAGTCCATTTGCAGATAATGTCGTGCTTCTGCGGAACAACGATTATTCGCTTCTGCCCCTCTTCCTCTTCAATATTGAATTTATCGTTCAGCTTCACGCGTGCATCCAACACGACCTTACTTGCTTTGATAAAAGTGTCTGAATCTCCACTTGTTTTCGCATCGTCAGCAATCTGTTTCATCTCCGATATTTCTTTCAGCAATGCTTCTCGGTTCTCATCTTTAGATATGGTAGTGATAGCACCGATGCCGAAAGGTTTCAGTTTCTCGGCAAGCATGGATAACACCTTGTTTGAAGGCTTTTCATCTTCTTGGTAAGCAACCTTTGCAGCAAGAGCCTTATCTACGAAAGAATCACACATTACCAAATAGGCAACATCTCTTACCCTTGCTTCAATTCCTTCTGTTTTAAGGGAATTGAGAATATCCTTTATGTCGTTATAGCTTATCATGTCCTAATACCATAAATGTTCATCGTAAATACTTCCTTCTGTCTGTGCATGGAACGCTTGTTTGGTTTCTTCTTCGTGATTGTAATACCCTGCTTGAATCTCATTCCCGTATTCAATGTTAGCGCACGGAAGCATTCTCATAGCGCATGGGTCTAACAAGTCCATCGATCTGCCTTTCCCCAACATCTGATTCATTTTCTTCTTGTTCCAAAGCCGTTTCTTTCCGCTCTGCATATCATCAAACCTTACAACAGAGCATTCTTCCATAAACTCGTTCTCAACCGTCACTTTGTATTTCAGGTTCTGGTGAGTGTATGTCTGTACGGCAAGTTTATCGTCAAAGGTTAGATTACCTTCCTCGATCATCTTGCATAATCTGATATAGCACATATCCTTTACTGTCATTGCGGTAAGTTGGTAAAGCCCGAAAGCTTTATTTAGTGAGATATAAGGTACTGCATCGGGAATGTAATCATTAAAATACCGTCCGGCAGTCGCGTCAAAAATGATATGGCTTTCAGCTGTTCCATGCTCAAATGCAAATGTCTTCACTGCCATAGCGTTTTCTCTCGGAGTGGACGTGCTAAGAATGAGAATGTCGTATGCGTGAAATCCATCCCATGCAAGTGCAACAAGGTTGTCTGTACCATAATCCGCCAAATCCACGGTAATCCATTTGTCACCGTTCACGGCTGGGTTGTTGTTGAATACGCCTTGCGCGGAAGTGGATGGAATAGGTATCTTTTCGTTTTCTTCGGGGTCAACGTTGAAGTTTCCCTCAATGATAGCTTGTGCCATTTTACCGCCCGAAGCGGCAACAGAGCCTATGTAATTAGGATTATTTTCAAGCATAGCCCTATTTTCAGATAGCTTACCTTGATAGAATACGAATGACTTAATCATATTCGTATAGTCAAAATCACCTCCAATACGGGCAAGTTTTCTATCAATATCTATCTTACACTTAGCATAAACTTCTTCTTTGGAATCACCCCAAACCACATCATCAACAGTAGAACCGTTAACATAGAAGTATCTCACTTTCCCGTTTCTATCCGACATAATAGAACCGTCAACCCCAATGTACCAATCCAAGAACTTTCTCGTCCAATGGCTACGTTTCGGGTTAAGGGTACCAAAGAACTTTCCCGTAAACGTCTTTGAACGTCCACGGTTACGGGTCTGCACATAGCTGAATGCTTCCCAAGACATTTCGGTAATCTCATCAATACATATCGCATCAATCTGTTTACCTTTCCATTGCTCACGCATTTTGTCAAGATTAGTATCATCTATATAGGTCAAGTCGCAATACGCACCACTTGGGAATGATACGCGAGGACTATCGGCAGTCTTTACAGAACAATAGTCACCGAATATAGCCTTGAATGTATCTACGAATGAACCTCCCGTCTTTTGCGACTGCAAAGACCTACGTGTAATAACCGCACGGAAATCCCCATCTGTCATTAATGGCTCTGCAAGAGCGAGAACAAGAGCAAAAGATTTTCCACCGCCAAGATTCCCACCACCAAACACTACGTCCACACATGATGACACAAACTGCATTTGGAATCCTTCTTGCGGCTTGATTACGACTTCTCTATGTACTTCTTGTTCTTTCATCAAAAGCAAAAATACCTCTTAATAATAAGGTAATATATACTTAAACCAATGTCTATTTATCATAGTGATAAATACAGTGATTTTTTTATAGTTATACCTTTTTATTAAAGCATTACTTTCGCATATAATCATTATAAAACATATAGTGTATGAAGTTTACGAAAGAGCAATTTTCAGAAGCACTGAAAGTGAAACTCACCAACAACGGCAAGAAAAACTTAGCTATGAGTGAGAGAAGTTTCAACGGCAAAGTAGAAAGAATCTACAAGCGGTTGGAGAAAGCGAGTGATAAGGACGAGTTGGAACTGGATGATGTTGTTGCCGACTACTTGGATGACTTACAAGAGGACGATAACAACATACGAAATGACAACTCAAAATTTATAAAAGAGTGGGAAAAGAATCATCCGAACAAGGACGATAGAAGTGATAACAAGGATGACAAAGGAGACGAAAGCAAACTGGATAAGTTGCTCAAAGAACTCCAAGATTTGAAATCAGAGCGTGAGGAAGAGAAAAAGGTAAAAGCTATCTCAGACAAACGCAATCAACTCAAATTAGCCTTAAAAGGGAAAGAAGTCAAGAACGAGGATTGGATTAACGACCAACTCGAATTGATTCACATTGATTCTGAAACAGATGTTGATGCTCTCACAGAAAGACTGCTCAAGAGCTACAATAAGTTTAATGCTAACACTCCACCTGACATCACTCCAGGAGGCACGGGAAGCGGTAAGGAAAAGACCGATGACTTTGCCGATGTGGTTGCTGTCGTAAAGAAGCAATCGCACAGAGAAGAAAAGTAATAATAATTTAAACCAAAAAGAAAATGTCAGATTTTTATCAGCAAATTCTATTGAACAGTGGCTACCTTCCCGGTAGAGCATTGGTTCAGGCTCGCGGAAGCATTGGTGGACACCGCTATGTATTCGTGAAGTTACAGATCAGCGGAAAGGACGCACTTGTATTTCCTACCAGTGGTGGAATTGTTAAAAACCCATTCAAAGGTAATGCAAGAGCTTTTGCCGGAACGCTCGCTGAATATATTCCCAGTAATGGTTCTAATGGAAGCGAAATACGTATCCTAAAATCGTATGCGGTTGCAAAAGCTACAACTGAATCTACAGACACAGATATTTACCTGAAAAGAGACGGATATTCTCTTATCCCATTCGTAGGAGATATCCTCATGGTAGCACCTTCTACATTGACAGGAAAAGGCACAGCGGTAACAATTACAGCCGTTGAAAAAGCGACTGACGGAACGGCTGGCGATGTTTGGAAAGTTACATTGCGCGCAACCCTCGGATCATTAACAACTTCATCTGTCCTTGTTGAAGCGAAAGAAACAGGCTCTGGTAAAGAAGCGATGGTTACTAATCCTAACTCATACCTTCCCTGCGACTTTGATTTTGTTTTTGACCCAGCTACATCCGAAGATGATTTCGATGGTGCAAGATACCTTATCACTCCTGCATTGGCATTAGGAGATGTATTCCTCTACGAAGACCGTATGCAACCTCTTTCGGCTGCATTAAAAGCTTTGAACAAGAGCAAGGTTAAGGGTTGGTTTAACATTTAAAATTGACGAGACTATGCCTAAATTTGATTTTAATAACAGCAGATATGCAAGATTTTTTTCTGACAAGACCAATCAACGTTTCTTGCAATCCTTTGTCAATACAGAAGGTCTGCTATACACTAATTATGGTTGGTACAAGACTCAAGGTGTAAAAGCTGGTGCTCCCACACCTACCGCCCCTAATGGCATCGCTACTTTTTCTGTGAAAGGACGTGACTTGAAAGCCGCTCCTTTGATGGATTTGCGTGCACCTCTTGGTGACAGTAATCAAATGGATAAGGACGGTCTGTACTGGTACACCGCATCCATTCCTGATTTTATCGCTCCCGGTTTCGTTGAAACAGCTATGGAACGTGAAGCAAAAGAACAACAGTTTGAGTTGTTTGGAAACGATGCCGATTTGGTAGCCGCTTGGGTACATACATTACAGTCCCAGCTTGATAGTGCGGACACAACCATGAACTTCATGACTGCACAGTTAATGTCTAAAGGTAATATCGACTACCGCAATATCGCACGTGGTATTCAAATTCCGTTGCACAAAGCAGACATTCCGGATGAAAATTTCACTAAAGCAGGAACTAAGGTGTGGACTGACGCTGAATGCAAGATTCTGAGCCAAATGGCGGAAAAGGAGAAAAAATATCGTGAAAGATGGGGATATGAAGGTGCAATGGAATGGCAGGTTACACGCAAGATGTTTTACGAAGTAATGTTGCAAAATGCCGAAGTTAAGGAATTGATTGAAAGTTTCAAGAAAAATCCTTGAGCTTACATCGCAACAACCGCTACTGCGCCTACTACACGTGAGTTGTTCTTAGCAGCTTTCCGTGATTATCCCAGTGTATCTCCAATTGAAATTGTAGAAGAGCGTGAGCGTAATCTTACCAATACTGGAGACACATTCGTGCAAGGTTGGGATGATAAGATTGCAGTTCTCCGTCCTGCCGGATATGCTTGTGAGTTTGAATACACCAATAACTTAGACAAACAGATGTTTGACAAGTATGGTTCAAGCGTAATAACTAAAATTTTTGCTCAGGCTAATGATGGTCTCTGCACGATTGTGAATACAACGACAAACAACGGGCTGTATAAGGAATGGCATACGGATGTGATGATGTCGGCTTGTCCTGCACTGAAAACATTCCGCAATCACGTCATTGTAGACACAAGTCAGGCAGACGATTAATGTACAACACATTGCAACAGTAGCAGTTATGGAAAAATCATTTGACCCGATAGCATACCTCAATGGGCTTACGAGATTTGTCTTTGAAGATGATGCGCTTGAAAATATCGCATACGAAAACGGTTTGATGTTTATTTCAGACCGTTCCGAAATAGACGAATGCACTAAAGACCATTGCCTTATCGCACTATATGAGCTTGTCATTAACGGTCCGTGGTCTGTGGCTTCATCATCACTCCAGCATGGCAGTTATAGACAGGACGTAGGCAGTGAAACGGTAACGGCTCCCATAATCCAAAACTTGAAAGACCGTCTGAAAGCACTGTACAAAAAGTATGGTGAAGAAGAAGCGTTGGGAAGCATGGATTCGGGTAGTATGAGTTGGGTCAATGAAAATTCATTAGATGTATAGCTTATGCGTCTCAAAAGAAAAGCAATAGCAGAATATCCGTTTCATGGTATATTCTACACCGTGATAACGAAAAAGCCGGAGGACGGAGACCTTCTCGGTAACGGAGGATTGCTTGACGGTGATTTGCTAGGCGGTGAAGATACGGATGGTTCTCTCAATGCGAAAATAACTGAGAAAAACGAAGGGAATACGGAAACTTTGGAAGAAACCATCCTTCTTGAAACCGAATGCGATATACAGCAAGCCTCCAAGATGTTCAATGGCGGCACTATCATGGCAGACTATAACGTGTTTTTCCCATTAAAAAAAAGCAGCATTTCACCTGTAAAAATTGGAGATATGTTTAGATGTCCAAAGGAAAGTTACGGAATAGGCATTAACGGTCGTGTTATAGGAATGGAAATTAGCCAGCTTGGTGGCGTGAAAGTTAACATCAAAATGAGTGAAGTAGGTTAAGTATGGCAAAGACCAAGCAAAGTGCAATCACCCGTATTGTTGATTTACTCGCAAACGAGGGACAGAAGATAGTGGCTAAGGAACTGGCTAAAGTTTCCTATACCTACCGAAGCCTCAATTTGAGAGATAGTTACGGTTGGGGAGTATATGTTGACGGAAAGCTTGCCAGAAAGGGATATACCGCCAGCTCTCCCGGAATAAAGAAAAAATGGTATGGTGAGGAAATTACCGGTTATGAAGCAGTGGTTGAATACTTGGAATCCAAATATAAGCCACATCCGGGAATTGATTTGGTAGTTGTAGCCGCCATGCCTTACGGAGAAATACTACAAAATGCAGAAGGTAACGTGAAGAAGAAATATGAAGTGATAGCAGTGGCACGTAATGAAGTTAAGGCATTATCACGGAAATTCAAGAACGCGAAGTTCGGCATTATCAGTCACGGTAAACAAGACAATATATGAATGATTTATATAAAACTGGCAGCATGATAGAGAATTTTCTATCCATGTTACTTACAAAAGCAAAGATTTCATCAATAATCTCTTTTGATGAAACACCGCTGACAATAAGTAGTGACAGCACGGACATGATCGTTGTAGATGTTCTTAGCGTGAATGATTACGGAGGAGAGGCGAAATGTTCCGCCAACATATTCCTCTATGCGAAGTCCACGGACAGTTTGGGATCAAAGCCAGTAAAAAAACTGTTCGACATGGAAAAAACACTATTCTCGGCAATTGACCAATCCAACGACAAGCATTTCGTCATAACAAGCTGTGAACTGATAGGGAAAGAAAGTAAAAATTCCGGAAACTTCTATTGCAATGTGTACAATATCGGGATAACAATAAGATAAACAGATTATTAACAAGATAACACTTTTTAATTATGGCAGTAAACAATACTGGCGCAACAGCCAAAAAATTTATCAAACCTTCTTACATCGTGGCAACTCTGTTCACTGGTACTGAAGAAGACGATGTGCCAAAGGGTGACTCTTACATTCTTGAAGATGTAGTTGAAGACACCACTTCAATCGCTCAAGACGATAATGATGTAAACGACATCGAGTGTGAAACTTCCGACAGTCCTATTCTTTCCATCGTGAAACTCGGCAAATACCAATTTACAGCTGAGGTCGCAGATACACAAAAAGATCTGCTAATCGCTCTCATGGGATTTACGGCTGGAACTACTGTTTCTACCAAATACTTTGCTCCTGCTCGATACAAGAAATTGTATGCAAAGATTGACGTAGTGTTTGAGGAAGGGGAAACGATGACAGCATTTGTGGTTCCAAAATTACAACTTAATTCCAAGCTAATGCTTGAATCATTAAACTCCAATATTGGACGTATCAGTCTTGCAGGAACAGCGTATGATGCAAATGTCGCCGATGGAGCAAAGACTATCAGAACTCCGTTTTATGTGGATTCCGCTTATACCCTACCATCGGCAGGATAACCCATAATAGATAAGAAGATTGTTTTACAGGGCGGTAGGCTGGATATGCCGCCGCCCTTCATGCTTATAATCATGGCAGTATATAGAGCAAAGAAAAAAGATACACAACCAAAGAAAGACGCTGTAACAGCTCATACTCCTGTATCCAATGAATCAATGGAGCGTTTGGCAAGGATAATGAACGACAGCCCAAGTATTATGAAACTCCACGGTACGGAGTGGTGTATCAAAGGATTAAAGCCCGGTGTTCAATGGCTTATAGCCGAACAAGCGTGCCGGATCGTCAAAGGAGAGAAACTGAGCATGGGAGATGTTATCAAGGAGTTTGCAGTAAATCTACCAGCAGTGGCACATGTAATAACGCTTGCACTTCTCAATGACAAGGACAGGATATTCTCTGATTATGAGAAAAAAGAACTTTCAGATGACTACCACAAAGTCTATGACCTTCTAATGTGGGGGGAATACGACATAAAGGATTGGGCTTTATTGCTCGGTGAAATCCTTAACCTCATAAGCACGGATTTTTTTTTCGAGAGTATCAATGTGATTCAGACCGTGAGGGAGATGACACTGGCAAGGAAGATGAAGAAAACGGAACAAAGCTGATAATATCCCGTACCGAATGGGGGCAGATGATTGATTTTCTGCGCTCCAACACTTGGTGCTCTCGTGAAGAATATTTATGGGAAATGACGGTCGGGCAAGTCCGGTTAAGCTCGTTTGATTTTTCCCATGTAGAATACGGAAATAAGGATAAGAAAAAGAAGAAGGTCAACAAGATAAGTTCGGTTGACGATTTGAAGAATTTGAATGATTTGGGTATGCCCATAATTAATAAAAAAGGATAACGATATGCCAGATAATGAAGCAGGAGCATTCCTCAACATAACACCCGATGTATTAAAGAAGTTGGACAGTTTCGATGAGAAGCTGGAGAAGATAGAGAAACATGCACATACGGCTGCGGATGCGTTGAAAAACGGGTTTGGCAGTGTGGTAGTAGATCCTTCCAAATTGGAGAGCGCAATCGCTTCGTTAGCCAGCAAGATAAGTTCGATTGGGTCTAAAGGGAATCCGTTTGAGGGAGTAAGTAAAGGAGCTGGAGATCCCGAAAAGAAAACCACATCCATGAACGAAAGCCTTTCACGTGCAGCAGATTTACTGAATCGGATAGGTGATAAAAAAATAGGGCAAGGTTCGTTTAGCGGATGGAATATAGCCGGACTGAAAGAAAGTATTTCTGACTTGAAAAAGTTTGTTGAGAATACACAGACTATTTCAAAACAACAGCAACAGACGGCCGTTAATGCCATGCGTTACATGAAAATGGAGCTTGACTACCAAAGCCAAACTGACGAACAGAGAGTACAATCGGCAGAGAAAACCGCACAACGAAAAGAAGCAGCCGATAGGCGTGCGGCAAAAGCAGCAGAACAATTAGCGAGACAGCAAGAAATAGCTCAACGTACTACGCCGCAAGGTGCATTGGACTATTCAAGAAACGCCAAATATTTGCGTGACCAAGTAACAGCCATAAACTACTTGAAGCAGGCTCGTTTGTCTTTAAACACTACAGATGCCAACTACAGGCAGACACTTGAACAGATAAACCAAGCCATCGCCAAGCACAACCAAGCCTTGCAGCAAGCAGGAGTACAATCGCAGCAACTGGCCACACGCCACCGGAACCTAATGGATACGGCTGGGCAATTAAGCCGTCAGCTTGCCTTGGTGTTCTCCGTATCACAGATTGAAGGGTATATCAGTAAGTTGGCAAATGTACGTGGAGAATTTGAATTACAGCAGCGTTCCTTGGAAGCCATTTTACAGAATAAAGCGCAAGCAGACCAGATATTCAACAAGACCGTCCAACTTGCTGTAAAATCGCCATTCCAAATTAAGGAACTGGTTACATTCACAAAACAGCTTGCAGCATACCGTATTGAATCGGATAAGTTATATGACACGACAAAACGACTTGCCGATGTATCCGCTGGTTTAGGTGTTGATATGGGCAGACTTATTCTTGCTTATGGGCAGGTCAAAGCGGCAGCGTATTTGCGTGGTACGGAAGTTCGTCAGTTTACGGAAGCAGGTATCAATTTGTATGGAGAATTGCAACGCTACTTTGAAGAAGTTAAAGGCGAAGCATATACCACTGCCCAAATTGTGGATATGATTTCAAAACGAAAAGTAACCTTTGAAGATATTGAGAACATCTTCAAACGGTTAACTGACAGCGGAGGATTGTTCTACAATATGCAGGAAATTCAAGCCGAAACTTTGCAGGGTAAAATTTCCAACTTGAAAGACAGTATTGATGTGATGCTTAACTCTATCGGTAAGGCTAACGAAGATACACTGAAAGGTTCTATTGATTCTATTAAGGTATTGATTGATAATTGGGAAACAGTTGTCGAAGTGGCAAAAGCGTTTGGCATTGTAGTTGGTTCAATGGTTTTACTCCCTAAGATAAAAGCCGCTGCAAATGGAGTTAGCTTGCTTTCCTTTGCTTTTACAAAAGCAGAAACCGCATTACGTTCTTTGGGATTAGCGTTCAAAACATCATTTCCGTTAATAGCACTTGGAGCGGCTTTACAACTTGTTAATGAGTTGTGGAATGTGCATTCTCAATACAACAAAATGTTACGAGAAAGTAGCAATAAATATTATACAGCTCAGTTAAGAATAGGAGAAATAGACGAAATAGCTAAAAATGATACAAGAAAAGCGTTATCATCCCTTGTAAAAGAGATGAATAATGAAGGATTTGAAATAGAGATAAAGCCTAATATATCAGAAAAAGAAGCAAAAGAACAGTTTGAAGAGTATAAAAAACAATATACAGGATTCTTGGAAGATATTAGGAAGATTGAAGCCAACTATGCAGAAAACAGAAAGAAAGGATGGCTGATAGGTAATGATGATATTGAAACAGATTTAGACGAATACGAAAACGCTTTCTATGACTTTATAGCGAAGGGTAACAAAATACAAGCTGAATTATTAAGGATTTCAGAAGAATCAACCTCCTTAGGCAAAGGAGCAAAAGAATACATACAAGAACTAGTAAAAGGAAAGAAAGAAGGAGAGAATTTAATTGACTACTACAAAAGACTTGCAGACTACTTGGAGCAGTTACAGAATGGTGTTCTTTTTGCAGGTAAGAAAAGTTCTATCGCCAGCTCATTTCTTGGAACAAAGAAAGATTTGGAGAAAGATAAAGAAGAAGCAACTAAAGAAATACGTGAAATCTTTGATTCCGTAAATGATGAGGTAATAAAAGGTAATAAAACAAGAGAACAATTTAAGATTTTAATAGATAAAGGAGATTTTTCCAAACAATGGTCTGATATAAAGAAGCAACTTGCATACGATATATATAACTTGGGAGATATAAAAGTTCCTCTTAGACCAGGAATAAATCAAGAAGATCCTCAATCAAACCCCAAACATGAACGTGACATATTAGCAGAACGCATTTCTCTTATCAAAGAACTTAACAAGGAATACGAGAAGCTGAATAAGGTAATGGGCAGCGATAAGGCAGCTAAGACAGTCATGGAACGCTACGCATCCCAATTGAAAGATGTTCAGATGCCTAAAAATATCATAGGGGAAGCATTCTTGCCTAATAAGGAAAATACGGCAAAGGCTTTGCAGGAACTTGCAAAGATTATTACTGACTTTAGGAAGAAGATAGGAGCACAAAAAGATGCTAATGTCTTGTTTGACGAAAAGGATGCAGATGATTTTAAAAAGCAGCTAGACAAAACTAAAGATAACATTGAATCCATGTTCAACAGCTTAGACTTACACCAGAAGCTGAAAGATGCAGGACTGTCCGAAGCCGAAGTGCAGGCTTTGTTCCCCGGACTTGCCAAGACCTTGGACGATGTGCAGAAAGGGATTGAAGCAGAATATCAGAAGAAATTTCCGAAAGGCGAATACCTTATTGCTGATACCGATGCCAACAAGCAATATTTAGCAGACTTAAACAAGCTGAACCAGCAGCGTATAAAGGACAGTCAAGACCTTGTTATCGAACTGACTAAAGCTTATAAAACACAGCTTTCAGATCAGTTGCAGTTAGATATGTGGTATTATAAAGAAAGAAGCAAAATTTATACAAAGGTCTATGATGAACAAACAAAGACGTTTAAGGATGTGCTTACAAAAGAAATGCAAGAACAATACAGCAAAAATTTGAAAGCACAATATGACAAGAAATCGTCTGAAAATACATGGAAGGCATTTAAGGGTACAGATACCTATATGAATATGTTCGACAACTTGGAAAACGTTTCAACAAAAGCCATTGAGAATATGAACGCCAAACTTGAAACGTTAAAAGAGCAGATGAAGAATCTTGATCCATCCCAGCTAAAGGAAGTAATGAACTTCTACAACAAAATGGATGAACAACTTTCTAAGAGAAGTCCGTTGGATTCTTTTATAACATCATACAAAGAAATAAAAAAACTAAGTGAACAAGGCAGAACGGAAGATTTTCTCAATATGGATATTCTTAACAGAGAAAAACAGAATATTTCATTAGAGAAAGAAATATCTGCCATGAAAACCATTATCGAATTAAAAAATGGTTCTATAAATAAAGATGCAGTCGGTATTGATTTTCTTGAAAAAAACAATGCTTTATTAAGCCTGTCCATTTCAGACCTTAAACAGCAAATAACCTTAAAGGAATCTTTGATAAATAATAATAAATCCACTATATCCTTAGATGAAAACGACCTAAAAAAATTTGATAAGGCAAGAGCCAATCTGTCGAATATGCAGGACGCATTTGAGCAGATAAGGAATATAGGGAAGCAGGCTATGGGGAGCATAGTGTCTATTCTTGAAACGATGGGGGAAGACACCGATAGCACAAGTATGAGGTTGTTAAACATGGTCGGGACTATTGGAGATTTGATTGTGCAAGCGGTAATGTTCCAATTGCAGTTAAAACTATGCGCAGCAGCGGCAACAGCTATGGGTGTTGCCATGAATGCTGCATTAGGACCAATTGGATGGGTACTAATTGCATTACAAGCTGTAGCCACCATTCTTTCATCTATATTCGGCAACCATGACAAAGATTTACAAAAAGAAATAGAAGAACATGAAAGAAAGATAAAGAAGCTGGAACGTGAATACGACAAGCTAAAAGAGAGTATAGACAATGTATGGGATATAACAAAGCTACAAGAATATGGGAATGAACTTGATGAGAACATAAACAAACAGATAGTATCTCTCAATGCCATGATAGCCGCCGAAAGAGATAAGAAAGATACTGACTGGGATAAAATAAACGAATGGCAGGAACAGATTGAAGATCTCAGGGATACTTTGGCTGACAGTGCTAATGACATGATCGCGGAGCTTGGCGGTGTAGGTTCCGATGAAAATTTCAAAACATTGGCTGAGAATTTTGCATCGGCATGGTTGGAAGCGTTTCAAGAAACAGGGGATGGCTTGTCTGGACTTCAAGAAAGTTTTGATGATTTTATGGAAAACTATGTAAAACAACAGATACTTCTAAGATTATCTGACAAGTTCTTAAAACCTATGTTTGAAGAATTTGACAGTCTAATTGCAACAAGAACAGATATGGAGCAAGAGGATCAAGAAAGGTATTTTGAACTTCAAGCCCAAATAACCAAGCTAAGAAACACAGCCAATAATTCGGTTGTGAAAAGTGTCGCAAAAAAGGCAAATGCCGCTGCTGATGAGATAGAAAATAGTGAGGAATATAAAAGACTTCAAAAGGCATATACGGATTTTTTAAAGCCGAATGATATTAATACCGAAGCCATCAAAGACTGGTCTGACACGATGAAGGAAGTGTTTGGTGAATATAACGAGGCGGCAGAAGAAATTTTTAACCAAATAGGATGGGAACCCGGAGGTAAAGCAAATCTGTCCGCTCTCACCCAAAGCATACAAGGTATAACAGAGACTACTGCCGAGGCACTTGAGGCATTACTAAACTCTATCAGATTCTTTGTAAACCAGCAAACTACTGATATAACAGCTATCAGAAATCTGTTAGAAGCTCGATATAGTTTAGAATCACAAGCTGAAACAAACCCCATGCTAATTGAATTGAAAGCGCAGACGGGATATTTGGAGATTATTTCAGATAGAATAGACCGTGTATTCGCACCAAATTCAAATTCAAGGGGAGCAGGACTAAGAGTATTCATAAGTGACTAATTAATTTAATACATTTAAATAATCATTCTGATGGTAAGAGATAGTATAACGACCCAAGCCATACCGGGTGGCTTCTCCGTAATAGTAAGCGGTTTTATAGCAGAATCATTGGAGCACATGATACCTTGGATTATTGTATCATTTGCAGTAGTGATATGTGATTTGGCTTTTGGAATAAGGAAAAGCCTTTTAATGGGCGAAAAGGTTCGTTTCTCTAGTGCAATACGCCGCACAATGGGTAAACTTGTAACCTACTTCGCCTTTGTTTGTATGGTTGTCATGATAAACATTGCATCCGGCAGCAAATGGGATATAGACATATACTCCTGTTTGTTAGTTTGCTTCATTGAATTTTGCTCTATCATATCAAATATATTGAAGCCCAAAGGATACAGCTTTAATATGCTTAAGGCGTTAGGTCTGTTTGGTAAGAAGGTGCTTGATGTAGAAAAAGAGGATATAAATGAAATAATAACAGAAAATAAAAAGGAGGAAAAGAAATGAGTTTAATTGATTTTATTTTTATTGCGCCTTTTGCACTTTATGCCATAATCTACGCATTTTCGGTAAAAGAATCCTGTAATTCCGATGAATCCATAGAAATATGACGTGCATTTAAGCGCTATTCTTAATACATATTCATGCCCGTTTAAATAGCTTTCTGGCGAACGCAGTAAAAGAAATGCAGCTGTCAATGTTGGCATAATAAGTATAGGTATTTCCATATTAAACCTGTATCGGGAACAAACGGAGCATAAACATAACAAACAAAAAGAATAATAAATAGATAATGTAGACGCAGATATGGCAAAAATTACTTGCAAATAAAGCTCTAAGGATTTAAAAGCAGGTATGTATAAATACATTATAGTAAATATTAATGGTAGTTGGATGAGAAAAGCACTGAACACATTTTTCTGTTCAGGAGTATAGCTTCTAATAAGTTCTGATAAGTCCATATTTTTTGCGACAAAAATAATAGTAATTTTATAATTTAAAGATAAGGAGGAAAAGAAAAATGGCTAATATTGAACATTTCATACCATTTCTTATAAAATGGGAAGCTGGTATAAGTAAGAAAAGCAATGAAACCAATGAGTCTCTTTTTCAAAGAGCAAGAAAAACAGGATGGGCTGATGATCCCGATGATTTAGGAGGACAAACTATGGTAGGTGTGACAATGGCTACCTATGAGGAATATTGTCGTAGAAAAGGTTATCCAAAACCTACGACCGGAAGGTTGATGGATTTGTCATATAACGATTGGAAAAGGATCTTGAAGATGTTGTATTGGGATAGATGGAATGCGGATGAAATAAGAAGCCAAAGTATAGCAGAGATAGTATGCGATTTTGTATGGGCTTCTGGGGTACATGGTATTAAAGTACCGCAGGATTTGGTTGGTGTGATTCCTGATGGCATTGTCGGGCCTAAGACACTCGCCGCAGTAAATTCCCGTAATCCCCGTGAATTGTTTGACCAGATCAAGATTGCACGGTTTGATTTCATCGAGGATATATGCCGGAAACGTCCTGCAAACAATAAATTCAAACGGGGCTGGATGAACCGTATAAATGATATAAAATTTGAGGAATAACATAAAACAATAAGGCGTTCTTTGACATGATGGGATTGTAGTAGAAAAAAAGTTATCATTTTACTTGTGTAATAGTAGAATAATAGTTATCTTTGTGGCGTTAATCCATGCAACTAACAATAGTTGTTTCAGTGAAACTAATTTTTTTAGAAATGAAAGTTTTAAAAGTAAAAGTTGTAATGACTATCTTGGAAGCGAATGGATGGATACATGTTCGGACAAGAGGGGACCATTGGATTTATAGAAAAGAGGGTGAGGCTCGTCCTATCCCCGTTCCTGGGAATCCCAATGATGATCTTGCTATCGGAACATTGAAATCAATATTTCGGCAAGCCGGAATAACGGATGAGGACTTGAAGAATTATTGAACGTCCATTAAGGGGCAGGGTAATTTAACCCTGCATCCTTTTATTGGATTGGGAATGATAAAATAACCCTTAAAAAATAAGAGATATGAAAACTTTAACTGTAATCATCGAACGCACAGAAAATAACTATTCTGCTTATATAGAAGGCGTTGATGGTGTTGTGGTGACAGGACAAAGTGTAAAAGAGATTAAAAGAAACATTATTAGTGCTATCGACGCGCTAAAAGATGAATGCAAGGAATTTGGTGGCGAAATTCCGGAAGAATTGGAAGGTGATTACTCTTTAACATTCAAAATGGATGTGAAATCAGTTCTGGATTTTTATTCCCATGTTTTTACAAAATCCGGATTGGAGAGAATTACGGGAATAAATCAAAAACAGCTATGGCATTATGCTTCTGGTAATAGAACTCCAAGACCGGAACAAGCTTTGAAATTGGAAAACGCTTTGCATGATTTAGGTGAAGAATTATTAGCAATAAACTTATAAGTTCCAACGCTTCCAAGAGCTTGAACTTTCTCAATGGCAATCCCATCATTTCTTAGGGGTTGCCATTTTTTTATGTAAAGAATTTAAGTTATGAGACAAAGAGTCTATATATGGATTGCGGTAGGGATAGCATTGCTATTGCTGTTTGGATCATGCCGGAGCATAAGGTATGTCCCAGTAGAAACTATAAGGACTGACAGTCTTTATCTTACCGTACACGAACGTGATTCCATTCACATTAAGGATTCTGTCTATATAAGGGAGAAAGGCGATTCAGTGTTTGTTGACAAGTGGCATATAGTCTACCGTGACAGGATGATTCGCGATACAGCCTATATAGAGAAGGAGAAAGAGTTAGAAGTCCCCTACCCTGTGGAGAAGGAATTAACATGGTGGCAGAAGACGAAATTAGAACTAGGAGAGTTTTCAATAGGTATTATATTAATATTATTAATCGTAGTCATTTGGCTGGTAAAGAAGAAGGGAGGTGCAAGATGAAATAGTAACCAGAATGCCACAGGTAGAAGCGTGGCACATAAAAAAACTCATTTAACAAAAGTAATTCTTTCAGGGGCTTAGAATCAAAAAAAAGCCCCCAACGCTCATATTAATATTGCCACATAAAAACATGATAAAAGCATAAGACACTGCACGTTGGAGGCTAAATATCTTCAACAAAATGTCTTATGCTTTGTTCATCGATAGATCTTGTTTTATGTGGCATGGCAAAGATAAGAATAAAAAATTAGAAAAAACATGTGCAAGTCAGAAATCTTTGCCAAAATAATTAATATTGTTTCAAAAGAAACAGAAGTGTCTGTAGACCAAATATTATCGTCTGATAAGAATATGGAAACAGTGGATGCCCGGTATCTTCTTGTATTTTTTCTTTTCGAAAGCGGTATGTACCCTTCACAAATAGCCGCTCATATCCATAAGACTAAACGTGCTGTCAACTACATGATATCCAATTTCCATGAGAGGATGGAGAGTGGGAAAATGATGAGAATATATTGGGACGATATAAAGAATTTGTTGGGAAACAACTGATTTTCCATGAGTTATGATCTATATACTTTTGTGCACGGTCGATTTTGACCGGATACAAAATACAAATACTTATGGAACGAACTTATGTTTTTAACCAAGACGGTGGAACCGGCGCAAACAATGGCCTGCTTGCGTCCATTCTTCCGTCCTTGCAGAACCGTGGAATTGACACTGGCTATCTGATGGGGCTGATGGGAGGAAACGGAAACGGAGGTTTCTTCGGAAACAATGGCGGTTTTCAGGACATCATCGCATTGATTGTGATTGCAGCCATCTTCGGTAACGGGAACTTCGGATTTGGTGGCAACAACAACCAAGGAGCGAACGAAGGAAGAGAAATGATCATGCAGACACTTAACCGAAACGGTGTCGACATTGCAGCATTAGCACAAGCTGTGAACACATCATCAGACCAAATCCTTGCCGGTATTAACTCTGTATCACAGGCTATCTGCGGTCTCGGCAACCAAATGGGCCAGAACACCAACAGTATCCTCACTGCGATCATGCAAGGTAACAACGCTCTGACATCTCAGATCTGTAGCTGTTGCTGCGACATGAAACAGCTTGTAACCACACAGGGATACGAGAACCAGCTTGCAATGTGCAACCAGACTAACACATTAGTCAACACTGCTAACCAGAACACATTGTCATTGCGTGATGGTGCGACAGCCAACACGAATGCCATCCTTGCCAAACTTGACGCTATTCAGAATCAGGCATTGCAGGACAAGATCGCATCTCTTACTGCGGAAAAGGCTACTTTGACAGCCGAAATCTCTCAGCGTAACCAGAACGCCACTATCCTGAGTGCGGTAGGACAACAGATCGCTCCTTTAGCAGCCGGATTGCAGGCATTGCAGAGCGATGTTGATGGTATAAAATGTAAATTACCTAACACTGTCCCGGTACAATACCCTAATATTGTAGGTGTGAACGTGGATACATATCGTGCCGCAGCATACGGTGCTTATGCAGGTGATGCTGTATATGGCCGTGGTGGTTACGGATGCGGTTGCAATAACTACTGGGGTTAATCCGGTGAGAAAGGAGGTAGATATGTGGCCTAACTTTTTTACAGGATTTCCGTTCCCGTTTCCCTCCCTTGGCAGAGTGAATTACAACACTCTCCCTACGGTGGCTGTAACAGTAGGTACTGAGAATGTGACTTTGGAGCTTCCTAACCATGCGTTCCGCAACAGGGATTATGTCGGAGGGTTCTATGTCAATCTTCGTCAGGCGATCCCTGCCGGTACGACTGCCACGCTGCCTATATTGATAGGGACCAACGGGGATACAAGACCGTTGTTAGCTTACAACAACGAGCCTATTACGGTTGCCAACCTTGCCGGAACCGGTATTTATGAAATCCACTATAACAAATACACCAACGAGCTGTTCCTTGTTAATGGCGGATACAGACCTACCGCTACTCCGGCTGCAACGGCAGAAGCAATGTCAAGCAAAAGCAAGTAGTTAACACGGGTGCCGGGGTTCTTGGCACCCTATTAAAATTAAACCAATATGTTTCAATCACTTCGTACCAATAACCAGTTATATATACTTCATAAGGATGCTAACCCGTTTATCGAATACGGCCCGGTAGTCAGCGTTTCCGCTCCCAAGCCGAAATATCCTATGGCATCCCCTATGGGACAGTTGCCCCAAATGGAAATGGTTGTGGATGTTGTTGTATGTGTCAACGGGCAGAACACGACTTTCCAAAATCTTCCTGCCGGCATGGATATAGCCGACTTCGGACAGAACGGCAATATCGTAGTGTCATGCTCACGTGATGCGATGAATAACGAGGTCGCTTCTATGAAACAGAAAAGCATAGACATCATCAACAGCATGGATTTTCACAATTCCGTCATTGCAGGGTGTGACAAGATGCTTACGCTCTTGAACCCTGAATTTGCCGAGAAACAACGTCAGGAGCAGGAAATATCCTCTCTGAAAGGGCAAATGTCGGAAATGAGCAAGAACATGTCTGACCTTATGGAATTGAACAAACGGCTTATGGAACAGCTCGGAGTGGTTGAAACATCCAAAACAAAGAAATGATTATGGGAATGTGGGAAATATTAGAAGAAGGGCGTGACGATTACGGACGCGGCTTCGGTATGAGAGGTGACGAGGTGGAAGAAGCCTACAAGGAAGGCTGCCGCCACGGTTACGAAAAGGCCATGAGAGAGATTCATGGAGACATGGGCTTCCGTGATGGCGGAAGAAATTATTCAGGATCAGGTATGGGAGAACGCAGATATCCCGGCTATTTCCCTGAATATCCCCGCATGGATGACATGGGAGAACGCAGACGCAGACGCACCAACGGTGAGTTTTATTAATGGTGGAGGGGTGGAATGCCCCTCTTTTTAAACAAAGGTTATGGAACAGAGATTGGATCCATACAGCAGATTCCCATCTGGCATGAGGGAATATCTGGAAGCATACGGCTTTCATTTCAGCAAGAAACTTTATGAATGGGCCGTCTCAAAAATGAAAGTGAAAGACGAAACCATGGGTAAAGAAAAAAAGTTGGAGCCGTGGAGCAAAGATGAAGTGGACGATATGCTGAAAGCGAACGGAATTACCATCGAGCACGACAAGGGTTATGACGTTGCTTATGTCGCAAACATGCTGAAAGCGGATTTCTATAAAAAATCATTGGTTGACGAGGCACATTTGTGCAAGCATATAAAATGCTACCTTGATGATATTGATGGCGATCCTTGCAGGGCGTTTGACGAGTTCTTTGCCACCTGTATAGGTAAAGGGATTCCTGTAATCTGGTCGGATGTGATATGATTGTTCAGGAGTTCTACATACCAAAATATGGGGACTGGCACGTCAAAGTGTATTATGCGGTACACACCTATTGGGCGGATCGGATCATTATGGACCTGTACCGTATAGGATGCAGGGGGAATTCCCTCAAGCGTGCGTATCGCAATCTGACCGAAGGCAGAATGAATACCGGTCTAACCTATTCGGACTACAGGAGAAGAGAGACGGTAATGGTGATCTCTTTGACTTCTACCCCCGAAGAGTTTCAAAATTCGTGGGACCACGAAAAAGGTCATTTGTGCCGGCATATCTCCAAGGCTTTCGGGATTGATCCCTATGGGAGGAAGCGCAGTATCTTAGCGGATATGTGGGGCAGAAGATGTTCCCTGTTGCCAAGAAGTTCTTATGTGAACATTGCAGAAAGGGACTGGAAAAATAATAATCGAACAGAAGCGTTCTTTGACTTGTTGGAATTACCGCTGAATTAAAAGTGTTAAATATCTGGTTTGAGTTTATAAAATCAAATTATTTTTCTACTTTTGTAAACTCAAAAAAAACAAAATGTGCACATGAAAGACATATTTTCAAGAAGATTAAAGATTGCCAGAAAGATAAAAGGTATGTCTTTAATGAAACTAAGTAAGGCTATGGACGGCATAGTTTCAGCTAATGCATTAGCTAAATATGAGAGAGGGGAAATATTCCCTTCCAGCAATGTTATGATAAAGCTGTCATCTGTCCTAGACGTTTCTGTTGATGATTTTTTCAGACCTGTTACTGTATGCATAGATGTCGATAGCATAAAATATCGGAAACGGGCTTCTTTAGGTAAAAAAGAAATAGAGTCGATAAATTGTTACGCTTCGGCTCGTTTAGAGAAATATCTCGAAGTGGAGAAAATGAGTGGGGAGACCTCTGTTTTCTCAATAAACTATTTTGATGTACCTATAAAAAGTGAAAGTGATGTACTGACTATAGCATCAAGATTTAGACAAGATTTTAATCTTGGCAATTCTCCCATTTCAAATCCAATAGAGATACTTGAAAGTGCTGGAGTCAAAATTATAGAAGTTGATGCTTCTCCAAAATTTGATGGCGATAGTTTTACTTGTGGAGATGTGTTTGTGATCGTACTAAACAAGAATTTTACAGCTGAAAGAAAAAGAATGTCATTGTTTCATGAAACAGGGCATAAAGTTATGAATATTCCTGATGGAATGAATGAGGAACGGTTATGTAACGTATTTGCAAATGAAGTGCTTTTGCCATCAGATATCTTTATTCAAAAGATAGGAAAGATAAGAAAAGATATTTCATTAGTTGAACTGAAAGATTTACAACGTCAATATGGTATATCGGTAGAAGCTATGATGGTAAAGGCAAGACAGTTGGGAATTATATCAGAGAATAGATACACCTGTTTTTACAAACACAAGAATTCCTCCAAGAAGTTCAAAAAGGAAGTTGAGGATAGTGTCTTTCATGAGGAGTATTGCAAAAGATATGAACGTCTAGTATTTAAACTTCTTTCAAATGAAATTATTACGGAGTCAAAATGTGCCTCATTGTTGGAAACTAACCTTTCTGATGTTCATAATAGATTAAATCTGATATAATGGATGTAGTAGTAAACGACACAAATATATTCATTGATTTGTTATCAGTAGAACTCTTGGAAGAAGCATTCAAACTGCCAATCGATTTTCATACGGTAGATTATGTTGTATCAGAGATTGTTGATAGCTATCAGAAAGAATGTATTATGAGCTTGGTTGATAGGGGATTGTTGACAGTAAAGGAGCTTAATGAAATTGAATCATATGAAATCATAAATATGTACGGAAAACGAAGCAATAACGTATCTGTTACAGACTGTTCGGTATGGTACTATGCAAAACAGAACAACTACCGACTACTTACTGGAGACGGAAAACTGAGATATAGTGCCATTAATGACGGTGTTATGGTTTCCGGGATTTTATTCATTACAGATATGCTTGTTGATTATGGAATAGTTGACCCAATTACGATGACTTCAAAACTCAATGAATTATCCAGTGTAAACAAGAGGCTATCTAAAAAGTTGATTGAGGAATATGTTTCTAAGTATATGAATATGAAAAAGATGTCTTAAAGACAAGTATTGATAAAGTCTTGTTAATTCAAAATAAATCAAAGCGGTAATTCCCAACGGTTTTACCGCTTTTTTTATGTTAACAGAATATGGAAGAAGATAAGTTGAACATATTGCTTGAGCAGGCTGATGATGTGCCTCACTGGTATTTCTGCCGTTTACTTGCTGTGATGCGATGGAACGTATAGAGAGGTTCATTTATAGACTGATACCCTTTGTCGTGTTGGCAAGGGTGATATCGTTGTGCCTGTAATTCCCGTTTTTTCTACCCCCAAAAAGATTAAAGAAAGACCAAGGATATTTCCCCTAGTTTTATAAGAGTTCGCATTTGAAAGCCCCTAAATCTTTAGTTTAGCGGTAATTCACTCTATAACCAAATAATAAACCTCTCTATCAGCGTCTGAACAAGTGAATGTCGGCTCATCGAAGAAGTTCATGTTTAAATGTGCTTTAATAAATTTGTCCTTCCCGTCAGAATCCAACAGCATCAATGTTTTGTCTACTGTTTCAAGTTGTTTCTCTGACATATACGACTTCCAATAGTCAGCACGTGATTCATATCCTTCACAAGGTTGGCTTGAATAATATTCAAGTTCTGATACTATATCACCGACCTTCATTTCTTGCACTTCGTTTTCGTTTCCTGAATATCCGAAATAGAACCAATATATTTTCTTCCCTTTCAGTTTCTTGGCTTCTTCAACTGTTAGAACCTTTGCTTCTCCGTTCTCTATTCCATGTATAAATTCGTTCGTTTTCATAACCTTACTTTTTTATTACTGTGTAAAACGGTGCTTCCATCCCTACTTGGCAATACGCCGTTCCTTTTTCGTCTACCCAAACAGCCTGTCCGTAGCTACTGTCAGGGTGATTGGTTGTGGCGGTTACTTCTACTTCTTCACCGTTCACATTGTTTTTCAATATCGCTTCCATCAATTGTTCCGCATCATTTACAAATTCTTCAATTTGATTCATAATAAATTGCCCGTCATGCCGATAGCTAAGCGTTAATTGTTTGCAAAATTATCATTTATAAATCAGTAATTCGTTTTATAAAGTATGTTTTAAAGCATACTTTTAGCGTATTCCGCACGTCTGTTTATCTTAGTGCGCAATGCGGTAAGGCGATTCCGTGTAAGCTCTTTATTGGTAGCCGTCCTTAATCCCATTGCATTTAGCTTGTCCGCTACTTTGTCAACATCCTGCGGTGTTTGGCAGTCTTGCAGCATTACGGCAATCGTCCGGTTTAGCTTGTCGTCCATCGCTTCTTTTCTTCTCTTTTCCCCGTTCACCTTACCTCCTTTTGCCTGTCCGGATGTAGTACCACCCAAAGAGGTGCACCAGTTGCCCGATTTTGAGTAAAAGCCGCCTTCTTGCTCTATCTTTTTCTTTCTTGCTTCCAATGCAGCTTTAGTACGGTTCTTTATATTAAGTCGTTCTATCTTAGCAAAAGTTGCCATCATGGATAATTGCAGCTCTATAAGTGGATTCATGTCGGAGCAATCAATATCAAGATTCACGTTTGAGATGATTAACCGCAACCCCTTTGGGGCGAAAAATTCGGCTATCATATCACTAAGTTCTATAATGCCACCTCTTGTAAGGCGTGAAACTTCCGACACTATAATAGTATCTCCTTTATTCGTCTTTGATAACAATTCGGATAGGTTTCTTTTTTTGTACGAAACGCTTCCGCTTATTCCTTCATCGGAAATAATCTCATCAATTTGCAGCCCTTTTGATTCGGCATACTTTGCTATTATATTTCTCTGGCTTTGTGCGTCTTGCTCGTCAGTCGAGAAGCGGTGATAGGCATATATCTTTCCCATAATTCAATATCCGTTTTTAAGTTAATACAATTCGTTTAATTCTTCTTAGAAACCGTTGTGCCCCGTCATTTCCTTCAATGTTCCGCACACTATCCAAATTACCACCAGTATAAAAAACATAGTTCGTTCCTCCTTATTTTAGTTAATAGAAATTTCGGTTTGCTGTTTCTCCCAATCGTATGTGAATGTGGCTGCATATTGTTCACGGTCGTACACAAACACCTGATAACCTATTTGCCCGTAACAGCAAAACAATGGTTGTGTACGCAGCATTATGCCGTTCCATGTCTTACCGTTCAGATACCTTTCCCATGCGAATTTTCCTGCCTCAATGGCGTTTTTTAATCTGTTCATATCTTTATAATTTTAGTTTGTTATCAGTTCCCGGCGGCGGTGTCGCTCCGCTTGTTGTCCCCCACGCCGGGATAGTTGGTTATTTAAACACATGGTCTATAAATACCGTATTAGTTTGCCATTCTCCGCGCTTTTTGAAAACGAAATACCCGCGTATAGTTGCCGTTTCTTTCATTCCGTTTGCAAAGTCATAGGCTGCTTGCTGGTTCTTGCCAAACTCTTTATTTATTGATCCGCTGTTATTGCTTACCCTATAGTGCAGCTTTGCAGGGGCTTTTGTTCTATCTGTAATAATATTCATACTTTCCGTTTTGTGCAATTGCTTGCGGTTAATAATTCGTTATTAATATCCTGCCTACACCTTGCGCGGTGTAGGCGCGTTGTTTCCTTCCGTGTATTGGTAGCCTGTATTTATTGGCCAATAAGGCGATGAGCCTAAATACTTTGCCATGCGGTTACGATAACGTGCGTATATGCGAAAGTATTCCATAAATCTGCCGCGCTGCCTTACATAGCTGCTTATTCGCTTCCATTGCTTATTTAATTGTTCGGGTGTTTTCGTTCTCATATTCGCTTTGATTTAATTGTAAATAATTCGTTTTTTAATCCTTTTCCGCAATCCCGGCAGCCGTATTACTGCCGGGGTGTCATAAGATGATATGTTGGCAAAAAGCCCCAACGTACGTCTATGCTAACATGTGGCAATATATTTTATATTTATTCATTTATTACTTCGTATGTTGGATATATCCATCTCACTAAATCAGCATTTTGCGTTTCACCGCCATAAAGCCTGAAATATGGTTCTCTCCCCTGCTTTATTCGGTATTCTATATCTGTATGCTCAAGAATTTGTTCAGGTGTGAAAAATCGTTCATGGATGAAGCATTTTTCACCGCATACATCAATTTGTTTGCCTTGCAAGGCTTTATATCCATTCTTGTGTATAAATTCGTATATATTCATGATTTAATGTTTTTAAGTTCATAAAACTAGTTCCCGTATATTCATCAAAGACCACGGTTAAGCCGATACGGGATAATTGGTTACTTTTGGTTTTTCCATGTATTGTAGTCATTCGTAGACTCAAAACACATGAAGCCTCCACACACTTTGGCGACATTTGAAGGCGTAAACGGACATTCTTTAATCGCTTGATATCTTGTTTTTACTTCTGCAAAATAAACTCTCATAATCACTTTATTTTATTTGCAATGCTGCGTAGTATCCTCCGATCCATATTAATAACTCTTTCGGGGTGAAATACCCGCTTATACGCTTATTCGGGTAACGTGTTGTTATTTCGCCGTTGTCACCATCCGCCAATATTATAGAGTATGTTTGTTTCGGCAAACTTGATGGATAGAGGGCGAAACCATTTGCCGCACAATATACTTGCAATTGCTTTAATGCTTCTTTTGATGTCATATCCTTAAAACTTATCTGATTCATCATTTTTGTTTAAAAATTCGCGTAACTTATCCCTGTCGGTGCCGGAAATGAATATCACAGCACCGAATAACAAAACCAACAAAACCATATTCAGCTAATTAAATGACCGTCTTTAATCGTCCGTTACCATCCGTAAACCCGTTAAGTATTTCCGCCTCTTTTTCGGCTTCTTCCTTAGTCGGATAGCATTCTATTATACAGTTGTCCAAATTATCTAATATGCCGTAATATCCAAGTGTTAACGGCTTATCCTTGACGGTGTAACGCTTTCCTTTTACTTTCTTCTCATAAAATTCCACTCCCTCAGTAAGCGGGGTATAATGTGATGAAGCGCTAAGCGTGCCCGATTCTATTTTGCAATTAAACTCAATTATACCGGGCAGATCGTTTTTTAAACTGCTTTCCAGGCTTACACCGTCATAAGTTACACTATATTTTCGCTCCTTATCTGTGTACACGTTGAAAATATCGCCCGGCTGCATGTCCTCGCGTACTTTCGCACTGGTTATGATTCCAGCGCCTTCAATGTTATAATAGCGCACGCCGTTAAAGTTGCCCATTTCGGTTAAATGGATATTACCTAACTTCTCCGGTTGTTTCGTTTCTTCCTCTAATTCCGGGATGTATATTTCTTCAGAAAGTGCCGGAAGTTCTTCCACGGCTTCCACCTTTTCGGAAGCCATCAGGTTGCGCACTTCGTCCGCTTTCTTCTTACTGAATATCCATCCGGCACGCTTTTCACCGTTGTAATTTAAAGACGGGTTAAAGCGTCCACCCAGTTCCTTTAATTGCTCTTTGATAGCCTTCGTATCACCAAAAACTGCAATCGCCTTTTCTGAATCGTCCACCATTTCCAAACCTTCAACCGTCACGGCTTCCATTTCTTTGGCTTCCTCAGCCTTTTCAGTCTTAATGCTGCTTTTCTTTGCTTTCGGCTCTATAACCTTATATTCGTCGCTTACTTCTATATGGATGTAAAAATTAGTATCAAAATAGTCTTGCATGCCGTCTGAATCATTATAACGGAAAGAACTAGCATAAGTCGTAACAGCGTCCAACACTTTAAACATTTCCGGCGTTAACTCATTTTCCCAGCCCTTTACGGTTGACATTGTGGACATATAACCACGTTCCGCGCTTCTTGATCCTTCAACGAAAGGAACACAAGGGCCGGATTTTAATTCGATATACATTGAATCAGTGTACATGCTCCATTCAGAACGAACCGAGAATTTAAACTCCGGGAAATTCTTCTTAGCATAAGATCTAACCTTTGCGGATATTTCTTTAGTTGATAACTTGCTGTCATAATTTGAACCAGCCCAACCGTTTGCGGTGTAGAAATTCATTGCTTTCATAATGCTATAGTTTAAATTGTTTATAATTCAACATTATAGCGTGATTAATAGCCTACTAATACCATGTACAGCCTATACACTCAATAGCTGTATGTTATCGTAATATCAGCAAACCAAAGAAAATAAATGGAAGAATATTTGCAAGAATCAAAACAGAGAAGTACCTTTGTCCCTTGTGATAGGAATGAGGTACTTTAGTATTTCGATCCTTTGAGAGCTTTAACATTGCCGTGTTAAGGCTCTCTTTTTATTCCAACACTTAATAACACGCTTTTGGATATCACGTATACGCTTCGCTTTACGTTTACCCTTGTGAAAAGTAATCGGATATCTTGTGTTATCACTATGTGATATCCTTTCCTTTTCACAATACAAAGGTACAAAAAAGTTACCATTCTACCAAATATTTGCCTGCTAAATTTGTAAAATTACATGTTAAATAACATACAATTAGAAGCCTAATCAGTGCAATATTAAGCCCTTTTGCTTTCATCTTCACAATGTATCGCCTACACCTATCTTTGCCCTATATTGCCCTTATTAAAGCCGTATACAACGAATCAAACGAGCGCTGCAATGCGTTGCAAGTATACCCCGCCCCCTCTATGCCAGTGCAGCCGTAAACATCCGCCCTCTCCCGATTTTTTTTAATTTTTTTTCTGAATTTTCACGTCTTACAGTGTTGCAATATTTCGTATCTACAACATAATTTATTATGTAAAATAATATTATTCATCATTATATCAATATTCATGTTTTGCGTTGATGCTTTCCTATGCAGATTGCTTTTATTCCCCTTTGTTTATTTAAATAATCAAAGGGAGTGAGGTGTTCGCTGTGCTCACTCTTTCTTTATGTTACTTTCTTTCTATGTATTTTGGATTAGACATTTTTCCTTTATTTATATAGGGTATGTCTAATATGCAATGATGTAGTACTATGCAATACAAAGTACAGATATCAATATTACAAATATGCTTTTACTTTTAAGATTAAAAACTTAATGTTGAAACGGATTTAAATATATCATAGTGATAAATATTAAAGTAAAGCTTTAATATATGAATTTAATTAATTATATTTGCGTGTATTATAATATTATAATATGAATGACTATAAGTTTTATATGATGCGTTACGGTGAGCTTGGTGCCGTTTGGAAAGACTTGGAAACGGGTTTTCCCGGATTGCGGTATAAAGAATGTACAGGCCTTAATTCGTATGGAGAGCCTACAAATATGTATGCAGAGGATTTTGCCGAAACAAGTAAGGCGGAGGTGTATGTTTCCAGCACACCGGCATACAAGCAGACAACTATAAAACTGACATTGATATTCTTGGAGGATGATACCAAGGATGATAAGTCTTACCGTGACTTTATGGCTTTCATTACTGGCTCCAAGATTGCCTACCGTGATACAGCGAGGAAGAGAAAGGTTCTGATGTACCTTTCAGGAGCCACAGAGCCTAAAAGCGACACCCTTTACGGGCAGAAATACAAGGAAGTGACGTTTACGTTCAAGAACGTTTACGGACATTCCTTCGGATATGACGAAACTTTTCCTAACGAATAAAATTAAATTCTATATTGCTATGTTTTTAGAAACAGAGACCTTATCAGAAGCATTGTCTTTCGCCAAGCTGAAAGACTTGCCAAAGAAGTTCAATCCCGAACTGGGGCTTACTTGGATATTGGCTATCGCTCTTATCAAAAAGAAGAACCTCATGAATGCCTACGCCATTGTGGAGCAGAGGGCAGACGGACTTATCCAGTACAAGAAGACATTCGGACGGCTTTCTCCTATTGATGGGCTTATTTCCATCCATCCGTATATGTACGTAGATGAAGAAGCGTTGGGAATGGCTATGAAAGCAAACAGACGAACTATCGCCATGCACTATGCTGGCTATGCGGATGAAATCATTGACTCGGACGATGAAAAGTTCAAGGCGTACCAGTTGCAGTACGCTATGGATATGCAGAAGCTGAACATGAACCAAGAGAAACCTAGATTCGGGAAGTCTGTTGTGGAGGAAGCGGAGGAAACGGTTAATCCTGTGATTGAGGAAAAATTAAAAGAGAACGAAACCATTGCTACCATTCAAGATGAGGGAGAGTGTATTATCGAGGTTGAGGATGCCAAGACGGCTTTCAGACCGAAGAGAGGTAGAAATGCTAAGACGGAGGAATAGGTATGGGCGCATTTATAGCAAGACAACCTAACGGGTTACTTTGCCGTTGGAGTAGTGTGGTTGATAATATCACTCATTACAATATGAGCGATGAAGATTATATCGAATATTGTGCCGAGTGTGCGAGAAAGGAAGCAAGGTTAGAATTGCGAAACTCTTGTTTTGTCAGACCGTTCTCTGAGATTCTTGAAAAACGAGATGGAGACTTGGTGCTTCAATGTATTGTAGTAATTGAAAATCAGCAAGATTACACCAAAGAGGAAGTCGTTAAAGCTAAAAATGAAATGAATCGTCTGAAAGCCGAGTTTGATAAGTATGTCAAGGAAATGAGTGAAAGGGTGGAGGAATAAACATGAAAAATACAACAAGAACCTATTTTATCGCCAAATGCGGTAATAAATACCTGTATGAATGGTCTGAACCTCAATTTACATCTTATACGTGGTATGATACTCCTACTAAATTCAACACAAAAGAGGAATGTTTGCAAGCCGCAGGTTCTGCTATGCGAAATTCAGAGAAGCCGAATGAACGTGTAGTAATTAAAGAGTTAAGAGAAACGATAACTACTGATGTTGTAAACGAAGAAATATTGTAATTATGGAAAAGAACAAGAAACAACAAGGATTTGAGTTCATCATCAAAAAAAGTGATGTGTTGGAGAGAGAAAACTTCGGCTCGTTTGAGATTGTAATCACGAAAGGATATGCCTGTTTTAAGAACTACACAGGATTCCGGGTGTTCACTACTCCATACGCAGTAGGATTGGACGGTGTGGCGCATGAAACATCCCTCTATGCATGGTTGAAGTATATGGTGGACTTCAAGAAATCCATCAAAGGCAAGGAGAATGAAATGTTCGGGGAAACTACTTCCACCAACAAGGAGTTCTTGGAAGGTATGAAAGTGCTTACAGAAACCAACCTTGTGAAGCCTATGACCGTGTTTACTGACATAAATGAAGTGCAGAAAGAGGCTGAAAACTACATGAAGTGGATGGAAGGTCAGATGAAAGATTTAAATAAAGCTATGAACACTACGCCGCCCGAAGAAGACTTGAAAGCTAATGCGGAATTTGAACAGAAGGCTATCATGGCAGAAGAAGCGAAAGAGATGTTTGACGATGGAACTGAAACCGAGAAAGGACAGGTATAACCCGGACAATGTATATCACATCTACATAAAGATGGAACGGCATCCCGGTGTGAAATGGGTGTCATTCAAGGACAAGCAGACCGGAGAAGTGACAAAGGGGCTTTTTATTCCCGATGTAGAAACAGGGTGTATTAAGGTGAGAAACGGTAATATGTTTCTTAGCTTTAAGGCGATACCCGTAAAAGGATGCATAAATACCCATGTGATAATACCGAATGTTTCAAAAGGTGTAGATTGTAATTTGGGTAAATGTGGGAAAAAGGAAGTGGATTTCAGAAAGGCTACTATTGGCAGTATGTATGTTATGGGTGAAATACTTAATGAAGACCAAAAGAAAATAATAGAAAAGTATGTCAGAAAAAGAGGATTTCTTAAAATCGGACGTTGTAAAAAAAGTTGAACGTATCGTGTGCGATTGCGTAAATAAAGTATTCTGTAAGGACAAATATTCGCCTATATCTCCATTGTCTTTATACGAAGGGAAGACAAATATACCGTTCGTAAAGAGAATGGCGAGACCGGCTGTGTTTGTGACTGCGCATGACCGATTTGGGGTATCGTACAGTGCGCTAGAAAAGCATTCTCATATTCATGCACGTAACATTATACGATCTGTAAAGACTTATAAGAGCATTCCTGATTCAGACAATGCCGTAATGATGATAAAAGAACTTATAGAAGTTGAACTAAAAAAATTTCCAATTTTATGAGTGATTTGCTTGCTTTTAAACGTAATGCCATCATGCTCGGTCTTTGCACTGGGTATAAAAATAAATGGGACGCAGCGACAAGTAAGGAAGCGTTAATGGATATGGCGTTGGATTCAAACGGTGTGGAGCTGTTGGCAGATGCTCATAGCTTTGGATTCGGTATGGATATTCAGTATATGAAACGGACGTTTTCTGACTATATAAACGGTAAATGGAAGAGGAGCAAGGACGGATATACTTCGTGCATGTACGTGGACTTTAATGGGCAAATAGAACAGGATTGTACAATTACAATGGTGCTTGCTTCAAAGGTTGAGTTCCATGTTCCGAAAGGGAGCGTTTGCAAGCTGTATGTGGGTGCAGAATCTACTGTTAACATTACCGGAGAAGGTATCTGCTATGTGTACTCATACGGTCACAATGAAGTGACCGGCAGGTTTAAGTCAATGAATTGTATACCTAAGTCCGAATGGGCTAAATAAGTAAATAGTATGAAAGTACCAATAGATAATATGACCTTTGCCGAAAGCGAATACCTTAGAGGAAATAAAGTATGGAAAGCCCAGACACTTTATAATTTCGCGAAAGCAAAGGAATACCCTATACGTGATATGCCATTGTGGAATATAGACCTGACTGTTGAACCGTTTGAGTGCAGCCAGCTTCATAATTTCATCTTTCAATGCAAACGTGTTCTTGATTGTTCTTTAGACTATCCTATTATACTGGATGAAGTAGGACAAATAGCAGACGGATACCATAGATTATGCAAAGCTATCTTGGAAGGTAGAAAAACGATTAAGGCTATCAGGCTGCTGGAAATGCCGGCACCTGATAGAATTGAAAATTAATATTTTATGACCGAAGAAAAACAAATACAAGATAGTATAGAACTACTTGAACAAAATGCTTTGCCAATTCCTGATGATGGCGATATGGTTGAACAAATACCATTGTTCAGTTCGTCCGATATGCAGTCAGTCATTGAGGACGGGAAGAAGAAGCCGCCTATCCATAGGTTGTGGGGTGATTTTTGGTGGGAAAACGAGCTTGTTTTCTTGTTCGCTGACAATGGTATTGGTAAGTCTATTCTTGCCACACAGATAGCCTACGAGATTGCCAAAGGGAAGAGCGAATATACAGAAGTGGAGATGCCACCGCAAGCCGTGTTGTACTTCGATTTTGAGCTTTCGGACAGGCAGCTTGCAAGACGGTACGGGAACGCTGATTTCCCGAAATCGCTTATCCGTTGCACCATATCGGAAGAAGTGGACAGCGATGATTTCAGCATGAACGTAATTGAAGGGATAAAGGATAAATTGCTTGACACGAAAGCTAAAGTTATGATACTAGACAATCTTTCATATCTATCCACCCAGACAGCGGAAGCAGAGTATGCCGGAGTTATTATGGACGGTCTCACAAGATTGAAGCGTGAGCTAAAAATCAGTATCATGGTGATAGCGCATACGCCTAAGATTGAGGAATGGAAGCCCTTGTCTAAAACCAATATGGCAGGAAGTAAGATATTGTCTAACTTTGCAGACGGAGTATTTGCCATAGGACGTACAAGGAATGGAGGACGTTATCTAAAACTATTAAAAACTCGCATGGTGAGTGAACCGGATGAGAAGTCGCTCCTGCCCTACTTCAATATTATTTCGGAGCCTTACCTTCATTTTGAAAAAGTTGGTGATGAAACGGAAAAGAAATTACTTATGGGAAAACCTGCAAAAGATTTTTTCACTTCTATTTGGGATAGAGATACGACATCCCCTATTCCTCTGAATGAGCTGGTAAAACTAATTATATCTAAGGATAATTCTAAGAATACTATAAAGGCTAAAGACGGAAATGCTCGAAAACGTATTGACCGTGCTATAAAATACGGCTCTTTAAGGAAAGATGAGTTAAAGAATGTTTTTCTGAAAACAGAAGATTGATTATCAATTATCAACAAACTGTAATTTAAAACAAGTTAAAGAGCGCTGGAAAAGCCATAAGATTGGGTTACAAGGATCAAAATATTGTGGCTTTTCCAGTAGTTATAATGGTTCGCATTTGAACCCATAAATACTTAGTTTAAAAGTAGTTAACGTTTACAATTCATTTCTTTTTAAGTATTTCAACACATTCCTTTACTCCATCATCGAAACCTTGTTTATAGCCTCTAGTATATTCCCCTATATTATATACCGTCATTGACAGAAAAAATAGAAGGATACCTAAAGCCTTATGCCAACCAGGAAGCGAGATGGAAAATGGCTTGAATGTTATTGTAAGATCACCAACCCATAATAGGGCGATAATACATGTAGATATAAATAAAATTGTTTTCATCGCTTATTTTCTTTCAATAATTCCGGATTATCATATATGTTACCTATCACTTCAAGATGATTACCTTTGCACAATAAAAATCCACGTTGATTATTTAACAAACGAAACCCACCATCAATATAATCTACTGAAAAATTGTCGTAACCAACAACATTGGAACAAAAAACTCCATTAGGAATATCAATCCCATATTCTTTTGTTTTGACTATATCCCCCTCGTAAATCTCTTTGCCGTTCTTGTCACATAATCCGGTGAACTGTCCTACTGTTTCAGGAAGAACTACACAAGTTGTCTTTTTTGGAATAGGTTCAGCATCTTCAACGAGTGTAATAGTTGGGTAGTATCTTGGATATGTTGTCAAAGATCCTTCTATCCACTGTCCTGTTTCAAATTCTTTCCCTCTGAATTTTATTTCACGTTTCATAATCAATATCTTTTTCCGTTCAACATAGGTCTTAATTCATTGTATCTTATCTTCTGTTCGATATGCCAAAGCAAATCTACGCCATAGTCTTCCGACCATCCAATACCGCTTGGGTTAATCCTAATTTATCGTTGAAAAATATCTTCTTCATAATCATATAAGTTTTAATGCTTCCTGTAATCCGGCTTCAAGTGCTTCTTCATAAATATCCCATTTACCACCGTCATTAGGTCCTTCATAAACAGAACTAGTTATATGAGTTCCATTATCAGCTTTAGATATTTCGTATCCATAGCCACAAGCACAGTTATATACACATATATGAATGTTTTGGGTTTCACGTAACCACTTTTGGGCTATGGATTGCGGAGGAACAGATCAATATTTATAACAATGATTCAAAGTGGAAACATCTATGAGATATTTTCTTTCATTGAACCCTTTCTCTTTAAGCAGTTTAGCAGTTTCTAATGTTACAAGTTCTTCCTGTATCATACACTAAAATATTTCCGGTTCTTCTTTGTATGGAGATTTAACTTCGATAGTCGTGTTTACGGTAGCTCTATCTTCGTAATATCCGCTTGCGCTAATCAAAAAATTTCCGTTTTCAAATCTAACATTCGTGATATCGCTATAGTATCCGTCTTTGACTATCATTACCTTTCTATCTATATCTTGCGCAGTAAGCAACAAATGCGCTAAATCCCGTATTGTCATTTTATTTAATTTTTAATCTTATTATGTTAAATACCATTACAATAACTACTAAAAATAATATATTTGTCAAATCATTCATTGTTATTCTCCTTTACACTCTTCACAATGTAATTTATAAGCATGGGCAAACATCTTTAACGTAACAGGATCAAAGTGAAAATCTGCCTGTTTATCTTCTATGACAACTGAAACACATAATTGGCCGTCGCAAAAGCAAATATATGCCTCACCATCTCCAATCCCTCTAATGGAAAAGGTTTGTGTCTGTACACTATCCATGATTCTCCTCCTTTAGTCTTTTAATTAGGGCATCAGCGCAATTAAGCGAATATTTAGCGACTGCCTCAGAATTAGCACCATTATCGTTTGCTATAACAACTTTAATAATGTCTTTTGCCAATTCGTACCTACGTTGTTCCCAATCAATGTTTTCACTAAAGAAATTAAGTTCTGACACCTTGATATACATGTTTCCCACCAATGCAGTACCATCATCATATAAATCCTTAATCTCTACAATTTCTCCAGTTGCTTTTATTGTTGCTTTCATAATTTATTTATCTTTAAGATTTACCTCAATTGAATAGTTGTCAGTTAGCTCGGTTTTTATTGCCTCCTTACATAAAGTCCATAACATGTGTAAGCCTCCTTGATTTTTTATTTCATCGGAAACCATACATCGAATCCAGTTGTCCAGAGAAACATCATTTCCATAAGTATTATGGAAAACTCGTTTAACCTCCTCTCTAATGATAGAAATCATTATCTCCCTTATATCCTCTTTAGTCAACTTTAGTTCGTTGTGGATATAGTTCTTTACTTCTCTGTATCTATATTTACTCATAATAATTATCCAATAAGTTTACGATCTTGTTTATTCCTCCTCCGTTATTATACATCCTAATAACACACCTAGATATTTCATTCAAAGTTCGGAAACATGGTACACAATTTGTTTTTCTATATCTAACAATCTTCTATTAGCGTAACCAATAAACACCAACTCTTCCCAATCATCATCAGGATGATTAACAATATACCAGTTACGATAAACCTTATATCTGTTTCTTTTTATTTTACCACGCTCAAACCCTATAGCGCGTTCCATTTTTTCTATCTGTCTTAATGATAATTTTACATCATCCATAGCACTAATGTATAAATTCGTCCAATACCTTCTTTACAAGTTCATAGCATGATAATTGCCAATCTTTCGCAATATCATCTATTTTATCATCATAATGATTGTCATAAACATACTGATTCAAGTTGTCAATAAACCCATCACCGTCAAGACCTTCATCACAATCATCAAACATGTTAAGTTCACAGGCTAATTGGGTGCAATCACAGTGACTCACCCAATCATAAACACGATCATCACAAACATTGGTCTGTCTGTTATATTTTTCTCCAATGTGTATTACTTCACCGCAAAATTCACATCTATGCTCTTTGTGAGCGATAGGAGTTTTATTTATTAATACTTTTATCATTTTAATTCATTAATTAAAGCATCAGCACAAACAATTGCAAACCGAGCAATGCTTATAGGGATTGTATGTTTCTCTCCTTTCTTGTAATCTGCTTCCGAACAAGCGTAACCAACTTCTGTATTGTTACTTAAAATCCCTTGCATTGCGGATTTAGCCAGTTCGTATCTACGCTGTTCCCAGTCGATAGCTGAATTTCCAAGATTTAAAAAGTCAAGTTCACACTCTCTGAATACCATATTATCACATACATATATGTTATCTCCACTATGTAACGCATTGGTATTTGTTTTCGGAATTACATCCACCAAAACCCCTGTTGATTTTACTCTTGCTTTCATATTTAATATTCTGATTTAATAATAGTACCAAATGAACGATACCTACGCCAAACCATATTTCCACGCTGGATGGTAATAATCCAATCACAAGCCTTAAAAACTTGTCCTACATTATATAAAAATGGTCGTTTTTGTATTTTTCTTTTTATTCTTGCTTTCATATTTAATCGAAATACATTACTTTCTTACCTATACATACTTTGAACCTTGAAAAACATTCGCTATGTTGTGTGATATTGTTAGGATTATATTTGTTAATAAAACATCCAGTACGTTTATGGTATCTAACACAAGCGTTCTCTGGAGATTTAGCCAATACCTCTTTTTCATCTCTAAAATCAAAAAACAAATCATCTCTGTATGATACCTTATACCACTTAACTTGGTTTCTTATCTTTTTAAAATACTTTGCTTTCATTGTTCCTCCTTTGTTTTAAAATATTCAATCAGTTCGTCTACGGTGGCTTTACGGAAATTTCCTGAAATAATTGTTGAATTTTGATATTCTATACCCCAAAAGAAGAAGCTACCTTTAGGTTCTACGAAATAATGGTCATTACCAATAGCATCATCAAAAGAAACACTAAGTAAAGATTCTGCTATAAACCATTGAAACTTATTTGTATCATTCCTCAATGCGGCTATAGCTAGGAAAAGCTCTTCATTGGTTCCACAATCAATTCTACCAGCACAATTCCAAGTTCTATGCGGATCTTTTGAATCAAACATCTCATTCGTAATGTGGGTATATTTATTTAAACCTGTTGCTAAACATAACTCTTCATTATTATCTATAACTCTTGATGATTTGTAACCAAGCTCTATTAACTTCTTCCGAAGTTCCTGTGTGTTTTTACGTATAAAACACGGTGTTGTAAATCCCATAATTATTCGTTTTTTAATAATCCTGATTTCTTCAATTTCTTTCTAAAATTCTTTTCATTTAAGGCTTGTTCATAGTAGCAATTAGGTTCTATGACCGTTTCAGCCCTAGTTATAGGAAGCCCATTCAGACCAATAGAAACATTATGTATAATAGAAGCTCTCTTTATCTCCCCTGTCTTAACGTTAAAAGAGAATAAGATATGCCCTGGATTCCTCTTAACTTTTTTAATCAATTTATATTCTGTTTGTTGTTTTTGTAGATACTCTATCTGTTCTTTAGAAAGATCATCTTTTGTTACAATAGGTACTATATCCATTTACTTTTCCTCCATTACAACTTTAACATATCCTTTTTCAATACACCAGCACAGCATATCATAGGCTGCATCCAATAGATTTCCTGACAATTTAAAAACAAATGGTTCACATATGCCTATTTGATAACTTATATACCAAGGTCCAGCAAAAGTAGGTTCAATGTGCAGCTTATTTTTTGTACCAAAGTCATTTATGTGTCGCGGTAACTTGCCGAGAATATCTTGCAAGGTAAAAACTCCACACTCTTCTTTTAAGGAATGATCGTAACTACTAGTGTCAACGTAATATAGATTAAAATGGACATTGTACCAATGGTGCTTAATTGCTTTTTCAGCATCTTCCCATAACAATTCGCAACCATCATCATCCGTGGCTATTAATACCATGCTTGCATCGCTTGTATCCAGCCCAAGCTCCTTCAAGTGCTTCATCTGCTCGATTGATAATGCCTGTTTCATTTCTTTTCCTCCTCTGTTTTAATATCCGTTACTTTGCCACGACTGACAAAACAGAAACATCCCATCACATTACACAGGTATGATTCATGCTCCATCTTACACTCTTTGCATTCTTTACATAATGAACATTCACTGCAAACGAAATTTTCATTGAACGTTTTGCTCATTTCATGCAACACACCATCTATTATTATTCCGCTATTTATTTCCATATTGTCTAATTAATTTAATTGCTAATAGAGGGTCTTTATCTCCTATTTGATTGATTAGCTTTGTAAATTTGTCCACTCTGCCATAGTGTCTAACGCAAATAGCATTTGCCTTCATCGAGCGTCCTAATCCGTATAAATACTCCATGCGTGCATTTCTACGGATATTCTTCATTATCTTTTTTGCTTGTCTTAATTTCATATCTCAATCTCCTTTCTCTTTAATCCGTTCTAGTACATCCCTGTTGGCTTCGAGTATCTCATCGAAAGACGGGATGGGCATATAGTGAGTAATACGATATAGGGGAGAATCTTGTAAAAACATTCGATTATCCGATTCCCATTGATCATTTCCATAATACAAGCCAACAAAATATCCTTTACAAGAATCTTTCCATTCCACTGTAAAAAACACACCTGTATTTTTTCCCGGCAACCGTTCCTTCACACTTATCCAAGGTGATTGCTTTGCCTGCCATTCTGCACCGTCCTTAAAGCCATCCAAGTAATACGGCTGATACTCGTCATTGTATATGCTTCTATCTATCACGCAGCTTTCTATTGCTGCTTCTTCTACTGTCTGTTTCATATCCTATTCTTTAAAGTTTCTCATGTATTCGCAATCCTCATCACATACACCTTTCTTTGCACAGTGAGGGATATTAGTTCCCCGCTCATATTCAAAATTATAACATAGGTTTCTGTATTCTTTCCTTCTTTCCATAGGACCAAGTGTTCTTGCTGAACTCCATGATTTATAGTCATTGCTAGACGCCTCTTTAAGAACGCATCCATCATCGTTATATAGCTTTCTAACTTCATTCATAATCTGTTCCGTTTTGAGGATTATCCATTAAACTTAAGCTCATCCATATATCCCATCTCTTTCAAGCGGATATTAAACTCTTCAACCGAATCATTATTAGGAATGAATCGCTCAAGAACATCGTTAAAAGGGTGCAGATCGTTTTTTAAAATATCATTAGCCTCTTCTTCTCCACGTTTCTTTCCTAATCGGTCTTTGCATACTTCTATGTAATCATCTTTTGTCATATTGTAGTGCGTGACTGTATCAACAATTGTACTAAACCTACAATATAAGCCGTTTGGCTGTTGGGCTATAAATGATCCCATAATTACCTCCTTCTAATTTTTTATTGATCCACGGTTGATTTTACAATAATCTTATTATCGGATGATGGCATTACAACCACATTTCCGGCATCTGTGCTAATTTTTAAGATAGGATTAGAATTTGCGTCAATACCGGCTACTATAATCATATCTCCAAAAACATATCTTTTATCTTGTTCTAATTCATTCATATTCTTTATCAATTACTTTTTTCAATTTATTAAAAGCCTTCTCTTTATCAAATCTAATCCCATCTTTGAACTCCAATATCAACTCCCAAAGCTGGCTTTTGTAAACATCACCTGCTTTATAGTCAGTCTTATAATGCCATTTCTGTGTAGTGGTTATTTCCTTAAATATATTCGTTGCATTAAGATATGCGGCTCCCCATTCTGTAAGCTCTACACTAACGGTATCATTCAAATCTATTTCTATCATAAATATTCCTTTCAAATTATTGTTATTAATCGGTTTTTACTATTTTCCCATTATCCAATATCAAATATAACCGGCATTTATAGCTGACTGTATCCGCCCATTGGTGAGCATATTTCAAATACTGATGTAGCTTATACCTGCCGGGATTATTCATCATTTTATTTCTTATTCTTTTTTTCATCGTTTTGAATTATTTTTTTATAACTACCGCCATTGTACTAATAGAAGTGCCACTCTCTTTAAACTCGCCTGCGCTGATTTCAAACACTTCTCCATGTACTTCTTCCAACCATTCCCGGAACTCAACACATTTCTTTTCAGACGCGAATTTCCAATGCTGACTAGTTATAGCTGCAAGAATTCCACCTTCTTCCAAGCGTTCATACATAAGTCTTACATGGTCTATGTCTTGATTGCCGGAGAATGGAGGATTAGCAATAATCTTAGTGTAATGCCCTACACTGTCTTTCGTAAAATCTTCATCAAGCAATATTACGTTATCAAGTGTATGAAGGAACTCCCTGTTTTCTGGCATCAGTTCATAACATTCAACTGTTACTGACCGGCACGACCGATGAATCGCTTTTATCAGAGCACCACGTCCGGCACTTGGTTCAAGTACGGTATCTGTTTCATGAATTCCACCGGCAAGCATTACCAGCCAGTCTGCAATATCAGCAGGTGTTTCAAAGAACTGAAAATCTTTTTGCAAATCGCATCGCTTACCTTCTTTCAAGATGGAGAACACACGTTCCGGATTAAAAGGAAATGTGAAACCCTGTACCTTCCCACCTTGCCATGAGCCGCCGGCTTCTTCTATCCACTTTTTTGCTTCGGCATAAGATTTTTTATTGAATTGAACTTGAGGAAGTTTGAGGATATTGTTCTCAAGAGTACAATGTTTCAATATCTCTTCCACGCTCCATTTCTTACCTTCATCAGCCTGTTTTTTCTTTTCGGCCGTTGAAGCGTCCGGCGCTAAAAGTGAAGATATTTTTTGAACAACCGTATTGCTCGCATTCACGAAGGTATTGACACAGGATAGCGCTTCCATGAGAAATTTTGTATCAACATGTCCGGTCTCGTCATAGACGTCTATCCCTTCGGTCATGGATGACAGTTCATTGAGCTGCGCTACACTACCATGTAACGTTTCGATTAAAATCTTTTTTTTGTTCGTCATAACTTTTCTGTAAATAAATTCTAGTTGTGTCTACACTCCCATGGCCTAAAAGGTCAGCGAGTTGAATTACATCTTTGTTTTTTTTCAGGAACATTTTAGCAAAGAAATGCCGGAAGGCGTGCGCGTGCATTTTCCTTGGATCAATGCCGCAATGTTTTCCCCATGCTTTCAAGTGCTGGGAAAAGCCACGCTGTGTGATCGGGCCGAATCTCCCTACCGCAAAAATCCCGGTTTTACCATATTCTTTAGCGTAAACCTTCGCTTCCTGCTGCAATTGTTTTTGAAAGAAAAATCGACGGTACTTGTTACCCTTTCCTTTTAATACCACTTCCCCGGATATGATGTCTTCCCACGTAAACTGCTGGAATTCCGACAGACGGGCGCCCGTTGTTCCCAAAACCTTAATAAAGAAATAGTAATCCTTATTGTTTTTTGCCTTGAGATATTCCAACAGCCGGTTATATTCCTCCTCGGTCGGCACATTGTTCACATCAAGCTTGCGCTTTATTTTGGGACGCTTCAGTTCTATAGGCTTCTTCAGCCATTTGGAAAATCTTTCTATTGCTGTAATCCGCAAACGGATGGTAGCGGGAGATAATTTTTCTTCTTCAAGACTTTTTATAAACCTCCTGCAATTATCCATGTTTACCTCATTGGCGTATTCGAAATACTTCTGCATGGATGTGTAATATATATAAACTGTATGAGAAGAGTAATCATTGTTGTCAGTCAGCCATATAATGAAATCATTAAGTTGTTTCTTGTTCTTATCCGAAATGACATCAAGTTTTTCCAAAGGTTTCACCGCCTTTCCCCTTTTTCCATATCCGATGTTGAGATAGGATAATAGATCGCATATAGCTGAACACATTAGCGAATGACGCACCATGACATCTGCATTTTCAAGCTTATAAACCAGATAGCCACGACGATTGACATCTTCAGTACGTTCAAGAAAATCCGTTACATATTTGATATATTTCCCGACAGTATCATAAGTTCTGCCTGTTGTGTATCAGTAGGAAATATAATCAGTTAATATCTTCTGCCTGTCATTATTCATAATCTTGTTTAATTAAATTATACCAATCATTGCTATCTTCGAAAAAACATCTGTATCCATTAGCCGTATGTTTGCCTCTCACTTTCCGACATATAGCACTGATCAAAGAAGGAGCCACGCCAATCATCTTACCAGCCGTTTGTATCGAAGGGAATACTCCACATAATTTCTCATCCTTTATCAAAACAACGCTCTTTTTATTCATGCCTGCACCAGTCTTATGCCAAGCCCCACGTCCTTTAGACAGATTTTTTATACTCCTGGCCTTGGAACGTTTTGAATGATAAACCATTTTACGACCCTTGTTGCGAGAAACACAACCTTTTAAAAATCTTCCGGTAATTAAGTCTCTCTCAAATCGCTCAGGCGGTATATATAATTCACTCATTTCTGTTCGGTTTTGAACCATTTTCCTGATGCCAGGTAAATGGTAATTATTGTAAATTAAATTCTAATTGTATTATCAGTCAACTGTTAATCAACTTCCACTAACTCACCGTTTTCTAGTCTATACCATGTATCAGCCTTGACAACTTCACCATCGACTAATACAGCCTTCCAATCGACAATATCATACGTATCTTCCCCTTCTTCAGCTATAACCAAAATTGCACCTATTCCGCCTTTTACCTGAACATTGTTACCTCTTGCCACTGACAAACCATTTGATCCGGTTGAAGCCTTTCCTCTTGCCGTGGCAGCACCACTATCACCAGCCGTGGCAGCACCATACTCACCAGCCGTGGCAGCACCTCTATCACCAGCCGTGGCAGCACCATAATTACCAGCCGTGGCAGCACCATACTCACCAGCCGTGGCAGCACCTCTATCACCAGCC